GTGCTCGTCAACGACGTCGCTTCGTACGCCTGATCAGGAGCCCAGAACCATGAAGAAGGTCGATAAAGCGGCAATCGCCGCATTCAATTCGAGCGACGCACTCGCCAGCGCGATGCGAGTCGTCGACGCGAAAAGCGGCGAAGCGATCGCCCAGGTCATCGAAGCCGATGCCGACGCCGGTAAGCTTCGCCGGTACGCAGTCGAAGATGGCCTGCTCGTCCGGGAGGACAATGCGTTCAAGATCATCGACGAGGACCGCGCGATCCGCATCGAACCGGTCGCCGGTGAAACGCCGCCGGCCGGCGCCAGTGGCAGCGCTGACGCCTAATGTACGCGCTCAGCAAAAAGCCCGAGCCCGAGTGGAAAGAACTGATCCCCGCGCATGGTGACGTTGCCGCCGTACGTGTGCTGTTCGCGCCGATCGGCGCGCGGTCGCTCCGACTTGCGCGGCGCGCGGTCGCCGAGGTCTTTCGATCGGGCGTGAGCGACGCCCAGGACTCGGCCGGCGACGCGTTCACCGAAGCAATGCTGCGCGCAGGCATGCTCGAATGGGACGGCATTGGCGACGATGAGGGAAACCCGCTCCAGCCGACGCCCGACGTCGAAATCGTCGACGGCGGCGGCCTCGTGATCGGCGTTACGCCCGGCACCGTGTCGGCGTTTCTCGCCGAGCCGCGCCTGGTCGAAGCCGCTGACCGCGAATACGTCTTGCCCTGGGCCCGGCGGGACGCGGAAAAAAACGGCTATGCGCTCTCGCCGGCTGGCATTTCAGCGGGGGCGACGCCGGAGAACGATACTGCCAACTCTCCTGCCAAGCCGCAGAAAACGGTCGCTGCAGGGACGAGGAAACGGGCCGCCCGACCTGCCCGTACGAAAAGCACGAGCCGCAAACGGACGACGGCGAAGAACTCTGGGATCTGATCAGCGGCATCGGCACGCAGGTCATCCCCATGATCGTGCCGACTCCTGAGGGCTTTGCCACCCGCCCGCTGGGGCTCAACTTCACTCCGATCATGATGATGGGTGCCGCGCGCGGCGTCGACCTCGTCATGCTCGCCGAGCTGCTGCCGCTCATCGAGCCAGCGGTGATCAACCCGCCCGATGATCTCGAATTGGAAGGAAACGACGATGACGATTAAAAGCGTCGGTTTCCAGCTCAAGACGGAGGGCAAAGCCACCGTCAAGAACGACTTCGCCGAGATCAAGGCCGCCGGCATCGATGCCGCCGTATCGGTCGGCGAAGCGAGCGATCGGGCGGCAGAGCGGTCGACGAAGGCGGCGGCCGATGCCGCAGAGCGTCAGTCGCGCAGCTATGCCAAGATTGCGGCCGCCGCGCATGCGTCGGGTCTGCAGACGCCGGTTCAGCGAACGTACGACACCCCCCGGGCGGCCGTCGAGGATCTATCGTCGGTCAAGGCGGCCGCCGCGTTGCGTGCAGAGATCGATCCGCTCTGGGCTGCCGAACAGAAGCTGGCGAACGAGTTGGAGCGCATCGCTCGGATCGAGAAGCTTGGCGTCCTCAGCACGCAGGAGCTGGCGACCGCGCAATCTGTCGCCCGCAAGCGGTTCGACGAGACCACCGACGCGATCAAGCGCCAGAGCGGCGCCGGCGGCGGCTTGTCGAGGAACCAGAAACAGACGCTACTCTACACCGCGTCCGATATCGTCGGCTCGTCGGCGAACGGCTTCAACCCCGGGCAATTGCTGATGCAGCAGGGCCCGCAGGTTCTGCAGGCGTTCGCCGCGGAGGAAGGGGGACTGCTAAAACTTCGCGCGCTGATCAATCCGGTCAGCGTCGGTCTGGCGGGCGTTACGGCCCTGGCGATCGCCGGTACCGCCGCCTGGCTGGATTATGCCAACTCGCTCGATAAGCTCAACGCGCTCGGCCAAGGATCTGCCGGCGTGATCGGGGCGACAGGTCTGGAGCTCGAGGCCGCTGCAGAGGCCGCCGCACGGTCGGGCGAAATCAGCGTCAGCGCCGCGCGCGATATCGAGACCGAGTATGTGAAGCTCGGCGGTATCGGCAAGAACGTGCTCGGTGGATTGACCGCGCTGACCGTCGATTTCGCCGCAGCCACCGGCCAGGATACCAAGGCGGCGGTGCAGCAGCTCGGTGCGGCATTCGCGGATCCGATCAAGGGCGCCGAGGATCTAACGATCCGTTACGGCTATCTAACCCAGGCACAGATCGAGCACATCGGCGATCTGGTCGAGCAGAACGACCTATACGGCGCGCAGCAGGCGTTGTTGCTCGGTCTGCAGAAGCCGCTCGATGCCGCGGCAGACCATGTGAACTTCCTCGCGCGCGCCTGGCGCTATGTGGCGAACGAGGCATCGGACGCATGGACGTCGATGGGGCAGGCGATCGATCGCGCGCTCGGTGGCGGTACCGCAATTCAGAAACTGGCGGATCTCCAGAAACAGCGTACCTTGCTCCTCGCCAGCAATGCCAATGGCATGGTCGCGGCGATCGATCGGGAGATCGCGGCCGTCCGCAAGGCTGCCGAAGCCGAGAAGACCCGGGATGACGGCAAGGCCGCCCGGTCGCGTGCGGTGTCGACCATGCGCAACGTCGATACGATCACCGGCGACAACGGCCGGAGCGATCTGAAGACCAAGTTGTCGGCCGTGAACGCCATGTTGGTCGACAACGGCAAGGCCGCCGGTCTCAGCGCCGAGCAGCTCGGACGCGCTCGCACCGCCCAGGACATGCTTGCGCATGCCGTCTCGACCTATATCCCCGAGGGGAAAAAGGCGGCGATGCTCGCCGAACTCGATGCGAAGATCGCCGGTACCAAGAATGCAGCCCGCAAGGGCGAGCTTGCCGCCGAACGATCGCGTATCGAGCAATCCGGCAAACTAGTCACCGCCGCCGACGCTGCGGCGGCCGCGACAGCCAGAGGCGACCGCGCCGCCGTCCAGGCGACAGGGCACGGCGATCGTCACGCGCAGTCGATCGCGCGCCAGGCGCAATCGATGGAGGTCAGCGCCGCCGCCGCGCTCGACGTTGCCGATGCCTATCTGAAGAGCAGCGCCGCCGGCTTGACCGCCGAGGCACGTCGCAAGGCCGCCACCGATGCTACCCGCAAGGGCGTCGACGTCGAAAGTCAGGCGCGCCGCCAGATGGCATTGCAAGCCGCGGAGAGCGTGGCAGCCGGCGCCAAGAGTGTGGCGACACTGCGCGACGAGACCGACTCGCGGATCAAGGTCAGCGCAGCGGTTGCGGCCGGCACGATCACCGTCGCGCAGATGAACCAGGCGCTCAGCGATGAAAACGCGCTGCGCCCGCTGATAGCGCTGCGCGATACCGCCGAGGGTGCCACCAAGACAAAACTGACCGCGGTCATCGACGCATATACGGCGGCCCTGACGAGATCCCACGCCGCCGAGGCGCACGATGGCGCGATCAAGTCGATCGACGATAGCGTCAATCGTGTCGAGGAACTCAAATCCTCGATTTCGGATCTCAGCCTCAGCCCGCTCGACCAGGCGCTCAATGCTGCCAAGCGGGCCGCAATCCAACAGGCAGACGATGGCCAGTATACCGGCACCGATCGGACCGACTTCATCAACACTAAGGTCGGCGAGGCGCGAGCGACCTATGCGAAGAACGAGGCGTCTTTCATCCTGGACACACTGCGCGGGCAGAAGGACTCGATCACTCTGTCGGAGCGCGAGTTGCAGCTCGCCGGCGCGAACGACAACATGCGAAGCGGCGAACTCGACAAACTTCGCCTGGCGCTGCAGATCCGCCGCCAGTTTCCCGACCTGGCCGCGGTCGACGTCGCGCAGATCCTTGCCGGCGTCGATGCGCAGCAGGCCGTGAACGAGAAGTTGAAGATCACCGCAGCGGCGATCGGCGAGGTCCGCGGTTACGGCACGCAGTTCGTCGACGATGTCCTCAGCGAGGATACGTGGTCCAGCTGGGGCAACGCCGGCAAGACGGTGCTCAACAGCCTGAAAACCGAATTCATCAAGCTTGCCCTGCTCAATCCGTTGAAGAACCTCGTCAACGGCAATAGCGATCTGCCGACGATCGCAAGCGCGTTCGGCAGCATCAGCAAGCTGTTCGGGGGATCCTCGAGCGCCGGCGCGATCACGTCCGCCGCCAGTGCCATCGGCTCAAACGCAGTCGGCACCGAGTCATGGTCGGGCGGCCTGACCTACGTCAACGAGAACGGTGGCGAGATCATGGATCTCCCCACCGGCACCCGGATCTACCCCGCTGCGGAGAGCCGGCGAATGATGCAGGGCGCAGGCAATGGCAGCGTGCGCGGTGGCGATACGCACAATCACTTCACCGGCAACCTGCTGACGCCGGAATGGTGGCAACAGATCCAGGCGGGTGACGCGCAGGCTGCAATGCAGGGTGCTGCCGGCGGCGCGGCCATGAGCGACGCCGATGGTCAGCGCCGGAGTGCGCGTCGATTGGGCCGCGCCTGGTGAGCATACTGATCCCATGGGTTCGGGTTGCAGACCTCACCGTCCGGCCGCGGCTGTTTTCGGGCAATCAGGAGGGGGTGCTCGGCGGAGAAGATCTCCCAGTGTCGCGCTTGGGCGATCGCCTGGCCGTCGACGTCGTCACAACCCAATTGCGACAAGACGCCGAAAGCCGCCAGCTTATTGCATCGCTCATGGAGGCTACCACCGCCGACGCACGTATCCGGCTCAGGCTGCCCAACGCTCCGAAACTGATCCTGGGGAACGGCTTGGTCGATGGCGCGGGGCAAAGCGGATCCCGTCTCCGGGTGCGCGGCCTCATTCCCAACGCCGTGCTTCACTGGGGTGCCTTTTTCAGCGTACTGCATGCCGGCATTCACCGCGCTCACATGATCAGCGCGCAGGTCCTGGTCGATGCGAGCGGGCGGGCCGAAGTGCCGATCTGGCCGATGTTGCGCTTCGTTTCGACCGACGCAGATGTCTGTCACTTCGAAGACGCGATTATCGAGGGCCAATTGGTCGGCTTCGATAAAGGCGCGGGCTTTGAGCGCAACCGAACCAAGCCGCTCAGCTTCACGATCCAGGAGCGCAAATGACGTTCCGTCTCACCCCGGAAGCTTCGGCCGCTTTGCGGTCAGGTCGGCACCCGCTCGCACCGTTGGTCGAAGTCGTGCTGCCCGGCCATACGATGTTTCACCTCGTCGGCGCCGGCGAGGTCCTGTGGGGCAATAAGTTGTTCACCGGCAGCGATCCGATTTTCGGCGCGCTGGTCGCCGCCGGAACGCTGAGGGATGGTGTCGGTGACGAAGCGCCCGACTGGGACCTGACGTTTGTCCCGCCCACCGCCGTTGCAGCCGCGGCGTTGGCGTCCGCCACCGCGCAGGGCGGCGAGGTCAACGGCTGGCTTGCCGTCGTAAACCGCGACACCGGCACCATCGTCCCGGATCCGCTTCAGCTATTCGCCGGCGAGCTCGACGTGCCCCGCCTCCGGGTTGGCAAAGGTACGCGGTCGGTCGAGTGGCGCTGCGCGTCGGCGCTCGAGCCGTTCCACGATCAGGAGATCGGCGCCCGCCTGTCGGACGCCTGGCACCGGCTGGTTTGGCCGGACGAAGAAGGTCTCGCCAATATGACCGGCATCGAGCGGACCAGCTATTGGGGCGTCGAGAAGCCGCCATCGGCCGTCAGCATGATCAGCGGCAGCACGCGCGCATCTTTCCTGGGAGCGATGGGGCTATGATCGACCAGATCCGCCGCCAACAGGCCACGCAGGCAGCCGTCGATCGGTTCAAGGGCGAACCGTGGCAGCTCGGCAAGAACGATTGCGTCCGGCTCGCGGCGTTCGTCCTGCGCAAGATGGGTCACCGGCCACAACTCGGGAAGGCAGGCACGTACACAACCGGCGCGGGTGCGCTGCGCGCTTTGAACCGGGCGGGATTTGCTTCGCTCGCTGAAGCGCTGGACAGCCTGGGCCTGGAACGGATTGCACCGTCCGCGGCACAAGCTGCGGACATCATCATGATCCCAGGCGAGGCACCGCTTGATGGTGCGCTGATGATCGCAATCGGGCGTAACGGGCGCGTGCTTGGCTTCCACCAGGATCTCGGTACCGCCGAGATTCTTCAGCCGGTCGAGTTCGTCGCCGCGTGGCGGGTCTGACATGAAAGCGCTTCGGACAGCGGCCTTCGTGATCGGTGCCGCCGCGCTGGTCGCGACCGGCGTCGGCGCCGCAGTTGGCGCTGGCCTGATCGGTACCGCTGCTGCGGCCGGGGCAGCAGCCTCTTCCGCCACCCTGTTCGGCGTAACGGCGGCGACCTTCACCGCGGTCGGCGCGATCGCCGGCGCGGCCAGTGCCGTGCTGTCACTCGCCGCTGGAGCGCCGAAGGGCAGCGTCGGCGGCAGTGCCACGCAGTTCAAGATCGATAAGGACGCAGGCCTGCCTGTCGCGCTCGGACGGACGTATAGTGGCGGCAATGTAGCTCATCGCCAGTATTACGGTCCGAAGAACAGCCTGGAGAGCTGGGTCACGGTGCACAGCATCGGTCCGGTTCGGAGCCTGGGTCCGTTGCTGATCAATAAAGTTGCCGTCGCGCTTGCCGGCACCGCGATCGTCGGCAGCTATGCAGGCTGGATGTGGCTCGACCAGCAGCTTGGCGCTTGCCCGGAAGCCCGTGCGATGGCTGGGCCGCAAGGGCCGTTTCCAGGATGGAACGCGAATTCAAAGCTGTCCGGGCTTGCCGCAGATCTCTGGACGTTGAAGTTCGACGAGAAGATGAAGGTGTACCCGAATGGGGTACCTCAGCGTGGTCGGATCGTCGAAGGGGTCTTCGTCTATGACCCGCGCCTGGACAGCACCTACCCCGGCGGAGCCGGCCCGTGCCGGATCGACCAGCCCGCGACGTATGTATGGTCCGAATCCCCCGCCCTCCACGCCCTCACATGGGCCTATGGCCATATTCAGAACGGCGTCCTGATCGCCGGCGGTGGACTGAACGTGACCGGCATCGATGTCGCGCCGTTCGTCGATTGGGCAAACGTCTGCGATGCCAATGACTGGAAGGTCGGCGGCATCGTCTACACGACGACCGACAACAGCTGGGATATCCTGAAGATGATTGCCCAGGCTGGGGGCGCAGAGGTCTTCCCCGTGGGCGCACAGCTCTCATGCAGTTTCTCTGCCCCGCGCGTCTCGATCGGCACCATCACGTCGAACGACATCATGGGCGATGTCGACGTGCCAGGTACCGCGCCTCGCCGCCTTCGGCGCAATACCGTGATCCCTCGCGTCAAGCTTGAGAGCCACGGCTGGGAAGAGGTGCCTCTCGATGCGATCGCTATCCCGGTTTACGTCGCGGCCGATGGCGGCAGCCGCCCTATCGAGATCGCCTTCCCGCTGGTTCAGCAGGTCGACCAGGGCGCTCAGCTGGGGCTGTACGCGCTCTGGAACGGTCGCGAAATTGACGGGATCGTTCTTCCGTCAAAGGTTTACGCAATCGGCTACCGGCCCGGTGACTGCCTGACCGTCGACATTCCCGAGGCCGCGCTGTTCAACCGCGAGGTCGTCGTACGAAACCGGGAGATCGAGGGCAGCACCATGGCCGTCACACTGACGTGCCGGACCGAGACGCGCGCAAAACACGAGTTTTGCCTCGGAAAGACCGGCACCGCACCGCCCACTCCTGACCTCACTGTGCCGGCCTACTACCCGCCGGAACAGGAACCCGCCTTCATCTCGCTGAAGCTTGGCGGTGGAGACAGCGAAAACACCTACGAGGCCGCGGATATCGACGCTCTGCGCGAGCGCCTCGCCGTCCTCGAGAACCAAACAGCGTAATCCGGAAGGGATACCTATGACACCTGGAACGCTGCCACTGACGGTGCAGCGGGGGACGCCGTTCGTCTACCGCATCGACTTTCCCGGCTACGATCTGACCGACGCCGGGCTCGCCGCCCAGGTCCGCCTGTACCGTGACCAGCCCGGCGCGGCGCTGATCAGCCTCGTTGCCGCACAACCCTTAGCGGAGGGCCTGTCCGTCGAGGTCGAGTGGGACGCCGCCGGCGTCCCGACTTCGACCCTGCAGATCCGGATCAACGAAACGACGATCGAGCAGCTGCTGCCCTTCCCGCAGAATGGCCTCGAGCCGGCCGAGCCAGTCCACCTCGCTTGGGATCTGCATCTGACGATCTCGCCCGTCGGCAAGCGCCGCTGGATCGAAGGGCCCTTCACTATCTCGCCTGGAGTAACCCGCTGATGTCCGATGCAAGCGTACGAGTGATCGATGGTCGCGCCGTCGTCCAGGTCGGCGGCGCCGAACTTTTGTCACTGATCACGGCTCGAGCAACGAAAGCTGAAGGGAACGCGGCAGCTAGCGCCGTTTCCGCGGCCGGTGACGCGGGGAAGGCCGCCCAATCCGCCGCGCTCGCGCAGACTGCCGCGCTGACCGCGCCGAACGTTTTTGAAACCGAAGTGGCCGGCCGCGCCGGCGTCGCAGACGGCAATACGTTCTGGACCGATCTTGGTGAGGCGGGTCTCGGGTTATTCCGACGCACCAGCACCACCGTCTCCACGCTGATTGGCAAGGTCGTCACCGGCGCGATGCTCGCGTCCGCTTCCGGCTCGGCGCTAATCGGCCATTCAATGGCGGCGATCGGCTCGATGGTGCGGCCGGTGCAGGCGGTGCTGCGTGACCAAGCGTTCAACCCGAAGGATTTCGGGGCGATCGGCGATAGCGGGCTACACCCCTTGTCGGACCGATTCGCGACGCTGGCTGCTGCACAGGCGGTGTATCCGTTCGTGACCCGGTTGAACCAGACGCAGGATTGGGCGGGTATCCAGGCCGCTTTGAATGCAGCGTCTTCGAATCCGAACGTGCGCGGAAAAGTTTTATTGCCGCTGGGCTATTTCGTGTTGTCGGACCCTTTGCAGATGCCATCCTTCGCCACCTTCGAAGGCGTCTCGCGGTATGGCTCGGTGCTATTCAATCAGGTCGTGCCGCTCACAGCACCTATGATCGTAAACAAAGACCCAGGCGCGCTCCTGTTCTGTGAGATTAAGAACATGTCGCTTCTTGGAGGTACGCACGCAATAAAGATCAGCGTCACGGCGGAGGTTTCTCAGGTCGTGTTTTTTGGTCTTTATACGGCGTTCCAAACAATCAGCGTCATTGAGGCAAACACGCTTCAGACGACCAAGTTCGAGGATTGCGCATTCGGCGCTTCCGGCTCGGGCTACGCAATCGATGTCACCGGGTTCCCATGTAACGCTATCGAATTTTACAACACGCGTGTCAGCAGCGGAGCCGGGGGCGTATTGCGGCTACGCGGTTTTGACGGCGTTCACTGGTACGGCGGATCCATGGAGGGCAATGGCCGCTCGCTAAAGGCCACTGGATCGATAACCGGCACGGTCCTCACCGTAAGCGTATTGGACGATGGAATAGGCCCCATCTCTGTCGGGGACGCGGTAATTCACCCAGACGTCACCCCAGGTACCGTTGTCGCCTCGCGCGGCACTGGAACTGGTGGGGCGGGGACCTACAACCTGAACAATGTGTCCTCGGTAGCAAACGAGCAGTTCATCATTGGGCCCGCAACGATCGACCTAGAAGCGGGCGGCGCTGTTGCGTCCTCCTGCACATTCAATGGCGTCTATTTCGAGGGCACGCCTCGTCTGTTGCTGCGATCGGTCGGGACTAAGGGCGTCTCGTTTGATGCCTGCAAGCACACGTGGGCGACGTACGGCGAGCCTTACATGTACGACACTGGCGCGGACATGATCGCGATCGGGACAAACCACTTTGATACAAACGTGGTTGGGCCGCTGAATACCTTCATGTACGGCCACACGCCGCGCATGGGGGGTAACGTCAACACCTGGACGAGAGCAGGCCAAAACACCGGGGGTGTAGTCACGCGTCAACGAGACTTGGCTAATGGAACGACGTTCGACCTGTTCGTCTTCAACCGTGCAACGGCGACTCCTGGCGCGGACAACATGCACCTGATCAGCGGCATGCTCACGGTTGTCGCTCAGGGCTATGATGTCGACGGTATCGCCCGGTCAATCAATCGGACCTACATGGTCTCGGTCCAGTCAGCCTCGAACGCGCAAATTACGTCGGCAATTACGCAGATCGACACTCAGGACAACGTGTCCGGCATCTCGCCACAGACCATTCTCGCGCGCGCGAAAGCAACGCCGGGGATTACTGAGCTTCGCATTGAGGTTGTCGCGACGAACTTTAACACGTCGCTACCATCGCAGGTTTTCGCGACATTCGAGTATGCGGGCGCGCCCACTTTGGTGGCCGACGCTATGCGCGTGTTCGCGTCGTAACTTTAAGCTGCGCGCCGAACCGCTCGCGCCAGAGCACGCGCAGGGTTGCCAACTACGGTCGAGGCCGGGGCAACGTCCTTGGTAACTACAGCGCCCATGCCGACCGTCGCGCCGGCGCCTATAGTGATGCCTTGGCGAACGATTGCCCCCGCGCCAATGTATGCGCCGTCGCGGACCGTGACGTTACCGTTCAGGCTAGCTCGCGGACCGACCGTCACGAAGTCGCCGATGACGTTCTCGTGACCGATATAGGCGTAGACGTGGCACAGAAGCTGCCGACCGATCTGCGCCGATACCGAGGCATGGGTGTAGTGGCAGAAGAACGAGCCTTCGCCGATCTCAACCGTGGGCGCGATGATTGCTGTGGGAGCGTGGATCGATGCGAACCGCGCGCCTGTAAAGCGCTCGGCTACTCTGCGGCGCGCGATCGGATCGGCGAGGGCGAGGAACAGTTCGTCGTCATCGCCGATCTGGGACGACGAAATTATCGGCGCACCCAACAGCATGCCGGTCTGCGCGTCGTCGCAGAACACGACCTCGCGCTTCGCCTGTTCCATGCCCCAAATCTCACGGCCGAAACCGCCCGCTCCGTAGATGACCAGTCTTTGCATTCCCCGAATCTGCGCTTCGCCCGCGCATCGATCAAGCAGAAATAACTCCAAGCCTTCCTCCTGAAAGGGGATGACCATGAACCACAGCAGCGTAGCCGGCCCAGCGGCCGCCGGATCCGCGGTGCGCGCGTGACTGCGCAGCCTTCGCCGCCGCGCTGGCTATCGTACCTGCCGGCGATCGCTCTCGCTTTGACGATCGGAGGCTCGGTGACCGCGGGCGGCGGCTATGTCGCTCAGTTGCGCGATCATGATCGCCGGATCGTCGAGCTCGAGACAGAAGGCAAAAGCGACGCGCGCGCCAAGGCTGAAGTCCTGCAGCAGCTCGATCTGCGCCTGGCGCGCATTGAGGTGAAGCTCGAGATGATGTCCAGCGTGAGGGATCGTCGACCATGATCGATGGCGGTTTCATACTGATGCTTGCGGCTGCGGCTGCGCTGCTGATCGAGCCTGCATTCGGCCGCGCCCATTATCGGCGTGGAACTGGGGCACGGTCTGGTGTTCGGCGCATCCTTCAAACGGCGTATCCGGTTCTCCCGATACCTTCCGACTATCACGATCTGATCGATGCCGCCGATCGCACCCTCGAATGCGACGCGGTCCGTTCGGGCATTCGACCCATCCGGCGCGACGACGCCATTACCGGCTGAATAACGCCGCCGCGCTCGCTCAGAGCGCGCCAGATCCGCTGGCGGCCGGTTGCCGCTATCCATGGAGAATTCCAATGAACGTACTCGACGTCAAGCGTCGGGCTCGCAGCCTATGGCTGCGCGCCTGGCCGCTGTGGTCCGTGCGCATGTCTGCGCTCGGTGCCCTGCTCACCGCCTTCGCTGCCGCCGCCCCGGACACGCTGCTCCAAATCTGGAACGCGCTGCCCGATAATCTGCGAAGCGTTTTTCCTGAGGCGGTCGCGCACGCTTTGCCGACGATCCTGTTCATTGCGACGATCGTCGTCCGCCTGATCCCTCAGAAATCTACCGACGACCGTCGGAGCTTGTGGAAGTCGATCAGCGGCAAGGTCGCGCCGAAGGCCGCCGGCGGCATCGCGGCGGCCGCGATCGCGATGATCGCCAGCGTCATCGCCGTCGAAGGCGGATACGTAAACCACCCGGCCGACCCCGGCGGCGAAACGAATATGGGGATCACCAAGAAGGTCGCGGTCGCGAACGGCTATGCCGGTCCGATGCGCTCGCTACCGCGCAGCGTTGCCGAAAGCATCTATTACGACCGGTACCTGGTGACGCCCGGCTACGCGACCTTGATTCCTGTCGACGCCGCGGTGACTGAGGAGCTGTTCGATACCAGCGTCAATATGGGCCCCTCGCGGCCGTCGACCTGGTTTCAGCGCTCGACCAACGCGTTGTGCGGCACCACGCTGACAATCGACGGCCGGCTTGGGCCCAACTCGATCGCCGCGTACCGGACGTGCCAGGGGAAGCTCGGCGCCGCACCGCTATGCGTCGCGACGCTGGGCATCCTCGATGCGTGGCAGAGCGGCGAGTACGCGCGGCTGATCGGCGCGAACCCCAAACTTCAGGTGTTCCAGAAGGGGTGGATCGCGCTTCGCATCGGCAATGTCGATCGTCGCAAGTGTTCGTCGGTGAAGGCATGACGCGCGTCCGCATGATCATAGCGGTCGTCGTTTTGCTGGCGATCGTCGCCGGCGTCGCGATGATCCGGCGGGACGGCGAGACCGCCGGCGCCGCCAAGGTAACCGCGAAAGTGGAGAAGGCGCACGCCGAACGCATCACCGAAGCCCGAACGGACGAACGCGCCGCTACGGCCGTCACCCAAGCCATCGCCGCGCGCGCCGTCCGGATCGACGCGCAGACCGACGCCTACGTCCAGTCCACGATCGAGGATCTCCGAAATGCGCTCAACGATGCTTCGCGCGCAGCTGATAGCGCTGCTCTGCCTGCCGCTCCTGTCGACCGCCTGCGCGACAGCATCAACGCCGACATCGATCGCACGAACGGAGCGGCCGAAGCTGCCGACGCTGCCCCCTGAGCTGACCCGCACCGAGAGGCTGAAGCCGCTCAGTGGCAAGCCGGCCGGCGAGTTGGTGGCCGTCGACAAGGGCGTTCTCGCCGAAGTGTACGAGCGCCTTGCCGAAGCGATCGGCGCGGTACGGCGCGGCAACACGCGCGCCGCGGCAGTGAGGCTCGAGCGGCGCTGCGTCTCCGCCATCCTGTCGACCGGCACCGCGCCCGCCGCCTGCCCTGCGGCAAACTGAAGGTAATCGTCATGAAGTCCATTCTACTCTGGGACCCGCGGTTTCCGGATCATCGCCCGCATCGTTTGTCGGTCGATGACGCTGTCGCTTCAGCCGCAGTTCGGTCGGGCGTAGCTGCTGCCGCAAATTCCGCGCAGGCCGGCGAACTCTCGGCTGGCGGGCCGCTCGATCCCGGTATGCTGACCGAGGTGGTGATCCAGCATGGTGCCAGCGGTGCCACGCGACGGGTATTCCTGCCGTATAGTGTCGTGATGGTCGGTGCGGCCGCAGGCGTCCTCGCGTCGATCGGCACGCCGATCGGCAGCGGTATTGTCCCGCCAACGAAGCCCCTGTTCTACATTACCGATTGGGGCGACAGTCGAGCAGCGGCCGACTACCTCGACCCGTCGCAGCAGAACCGGGGATCTCTCTCCCCGCTCAACTGGGGCAACGACCTCGGCGGTTCGAACTACCTGGTAGGCCAGTGCTTTGGCCTCTCGGGCGATCGAAGCGATCAAGCGCTCGCGCGTGTTCCGGCGGTGGTTGCCGCGGGGATGGGCACGATCCGGATCTATATTGGCGTGAACAACTTTGCGCAGGCCGATGGCAGCTTCACCTATACCCATGCGGTTACGGGGGCAGTGATCGGGGCTTCGCAGGTCGTCGCTCAAACGTTCGCCGACGTGAAACAAGCAACCGAGGCTTTCCTTGCCGGTGGGTCGCAAGTCCTGATCGAGCTTGAATGCGGCGCGAACAATTTCAACGCCAACCAGGCGCAGAATGCCCGCCTCTATAACGAGATGGTCATCGCCTACGCGAACGCGACACCGAACGTCTATTATCACGACATGCGTTCGGTGGTGCTGGTCGACGAGAACGTGGCGATCCCGCAGTACAAGACGAAGTTCGTCGAGGACGTCGTCCACCTCAACGGTCGCGGCGCGTACTATGGCGGCAAGAGCCTTCGGGCAAAGCTCGCGCAGATCATTCCCGCGCCGTATTGGGTGGTGCCCACGCGCGACAACGTTCCGCTGCCAGCAGCAGGGCGCTTGCAGCTCGCCAACAATCCGATCTTCGCGGTGGGTAGTGGCGGGGTTCTCGGTACGGTCTCCGCTGCAGGAACCACCACGACGAGCGGCAGCGACACCGTTATTGTGACGCTGGCGGCCGGCTTACCCGTTGGCGTTCCGGTCACCGGTGCCGGGATCCCGGCGGGCACCACTATCCTTTCGAGACCCGCAAATGGTGGCGCGGGGAACTACGTCCTGAGCAATGCCGCGACGGCGTCCGGCACGATCACGATGGTAGCGTCCGGTGTAGCTGCCGGCAGCGTCGTTCCCGCCAACTGCACCGCTACAACTGTTGGCGGCGCAACGATGTCTACTTCCGTCGTCGCGGACGTTACCGGCATCGGCAACAACGTCGTCTTGACGCCAAAGTTTTTGGCGGCGAACGACATCGTCCGGCTCACCAGTGACGTCTCACTCGCCAACTGGTCGGCGGGCGATTTCATCGAAGCGTATGCCGAGATCGAAGTTTACGGCGCGATCAACCTCAAACCGATCCAGCTGGAGCTTTCGACCAACGGCACGAACAGCAGCGGCGCGCAGGTCGGGCCGCCTACGCAGGATATGAACGTCGGGGCCTCTACGGTAGGACCGGACGAGGATTATATCCTCTTCGAGCGCACCAAGGTCGTTCAGATCCCCACGACCATGACCAATAAGGCGTTCATGTCGGTCGGGCTGCGCTGTATCGCGGCGCAGGCAGCAGCTGCGGGCGGAACGTCGATCCGGATCAGGCGTCTGGTCGTTAACCGGCTGCCGGCGTGGCCTTACTGAACGCCGGAATGGCGCAAAGTTCGTGCTTTTGGGTATGAATGCTCAACCGCGGGCGATCCGGATCATTCGCTTTCGCTGACGATCGTCAGCGTTCAGGAACGCCGCCACCGGAACGCCCGCGGGAACGCGATAATCGATCGAGACAGTGATCCGTGCCCCGCGCCGCCCGCAACGGCAACGCAGCACCGGGCCCAGTTCATCGACCGGCACCCAACCTCGCACTTTGCGTACGCCCGGCGGTGGCCGCATGAATTCCCCCGGCGCCTTCCAAACCTGCCGGCCACAGCCGCAGACGACGAGCAGCATGGCGCCGTGCTTCTCACAATCTGACAGCGTGCGCAGGCTTTTGTAGCTCACCGCACGATACCTCCGTCCAAGTTCATCGAGATCTCCGTCGGCTTGGCCGGCGGGGCGTCGCGCGCCAACGCGACAACCGACGGGCGCTCTCCCGTCATGTGCGGCCGGCCAGCCGCATCACCCGCACCCGACGAATCGGGCGCAGTCCATAGAGAGCACGAAATCCTACATGTCTTCCCCTTTTGTTCCTGTTCAGCCTGTGCGTCCCGCCGCTCCGTATATCGGCGGCAAGCGAAACCTTGCGAAGCGCCTGTGCGCGATGATCGATGCCGAACCCCACCGCACCTATGTCGAGCCGTTCGTCGGCATGGGCGGGGTGTTCCTACGCCGGTCGCGGCAACCGGCTTCCGAGGTGATCAACGATCTGAGCGGCGACGTCGCCGGCCTGTATCGGATCCTGCAGCGCCACTATCAGGCGTTCATGGATCTGCTCAAATGGCAGGTAACCAGCCGCGCGGAATTCAACCGCCTGGTGCAGGTCGATCCGACCACGCTGACTGACCTCGAGCGCGCAGCCCGCTTCCTCTACCTCCAGCGGTGCGCGTTCGGGGGCAAGGTCAACGGACGCCACTTCGGGGTCAGCAAGACTACCCCGGGACGGTTCGACGTCACGAAGCTTGAGCCGATGCTCGTCGATCTGCACGAGCGCCTCGCGGGGGTGGTGATCGAGCAGCTGCCATATGCCGAGGTCATCAAGCGCTACGACGGTCCAGAGACGCTGTTCTATCTCGACCCTCCCTATTGGGGATGCGAGACTGACTACGGCAACGATGCCTTCAGTCGCGCCGACTTCGAATTGCTCGCCGAGCAGCTCGCGGCGATCGCCGGCCGCTTCATTCTTTCGATCAACGATACGCCCGGCGCGCGCGCCGTGTTCGGCCGGTTCGTAATCGACACGGCCGATACGACCTGGACGATGTCGACCGCGGCGACTGGCGGCGGCAAGCGGGTGACCGAGCTGATCGTTCGCAACTGACGATATCATGCTAGCAGATCGTGCCGGTTTCGCTCCGGCGCGGTCATCATTTAGAAACGCGCAGCAGAGGATAAGGTGGCCATGAATGAGCTGACCCTTGCCGTTGTCGGGATCGACTTCGCGAACGAGGATAAGAGCAACAGCAACCGGCGGTTCGAGCTGATGGCATGCACGCCGGGCGATCGGATCGAGCTACTGCCCGAGCCGAAGAACAAGCACGATGAGAATGCCGTGGCGGTGTTCAGCGCCAACGGCATACAGGTCGGGTACCTCACTGCCGAGCGCGCGCCGTACATTGGTGGCCGGATCAAGCGTGAGCCATACGCCGTGGTGTTTCAGGGAGTGGCGGAGTCGGCCGGGTACATCCGGATACGGTTCGGCGGCGGCGTCCCGACCCTGCCGCCGGCGGCGCCACCGCCGCCGCCTGCTAACGTTTATCACGACGTCGACGACCAAGGCGAGGTTCGGATCACTCGACAATCGATCGACCATGGTTTCTATCCGGATCCCGAAGGACCGGAGTGGGGTGCCTGACGGCTACCCCCTGCCCCATACGTATGGTTCGAATCCCATGCGCACGGCTGAAAAGACCCTAGCAGGGCAACTTTTCCAGATATGGTATGGAACATGGACAATCTGTCCCGTGCCGGAAAAACGCTAGGAATACTGCGGGACACAACGTCCAACGTGGCGGACACCTCTTCCGCCACCCCATGTTTTCAGGTTGTCTCACAGGGTCTCGTAACCCCGCAGATTGCCTCGGGTTTTGGGTTGCGGTTTGTCTCACGCGGCATCATTGAACATCAATGCAGCGTAACCAGTCAGGGGGCACTTTCGGGGCACCGGTTCGGCCAGATGGGGGCACCGAATGCTGACCGATCGGGCGTGCCGTCAGGCGAAAGCTATGGAGAAGCCTTACAAGCTGGGCGATGCACACGGGCTCTACCTCTTCGTGATGCCGAGCGGCTACAAGAGCTGGCGCTGGAAGTATCGAATCGGCGGGAAGGAAAAGCGCATCGTGTTCGGTGCCTACCCGGACGTTTCGTTGCAAGAGGCCAGGGACCTGCGCGAGGCAGCTTCGCGGGAACTTCGTCGCGGCACGGACCCGGCAGTGGACAAGCGACAGAAGGCAGCAGCGCAGATCGCCAGAGCGGGCAACTCGTTCGAGCTCATCGCGCTGGAATGGCATGCCAGCCAGACGCCAACGTGGTCGACACGGCATTCAGCGCTAGTCCTCAGCACACTGCAGAAGGACGTGTTTCCGAAGATCGGCAAACTGCCGATCGACGCGATCACGACACCGCTGGTGATCGAAGTGTTGCGCCCGATCGAGCAACGGGGGGCGATCGAGACTGCGCATCGGGTCCGACAGCGCATATCGGAAATCTTTGCGCGCGCGATCGGGGCCGGAATAGCGACGGCCGACCCGGCAGCGGTCGCCGCAAAGGCACTTGCTCGGGTACCAAAGGGGAAGTTTCCTGCGGTGCGGACGATCGAGGCCGCGACGAGTGTGTTGAGGTCCGTAGAGAGTACGCCCGGCCATCCGCTCACCAAGCTTGCCTCACGACTTCTGGCGCTGACAGCCGTCCGAGCTGGTGTGCTTCGTTTGGCGGAAGCCAGCGAGTTCGAGGATTTGGACGGCCCCTCCCCGCTGTGGCGTATTCCCGCCGCGAAGATGAAGCTGGTTTTGGAGCGCAAGGAAGACGTTGCGTACGAATTCCTCGTGCCTTTGTCAGCGCAGGCGGTGGCAACAGTGAAGGTAGCGATGGGTTTCTCGGGGAATGCGCCGCTGATTTTTCGGAGCATCCGTCATCCACGCAAACCGATCAGCGACAGCACTGTGAGCAAGGCTTATCGAGACGCCGGCTTCGCAGGCGTGCACGTGCCGCACGGCTGGCGATCAACATTCTCAACCGTGATGAACGAGCTGGCTGGCGAGCAGAACCGGGTCGGCGATCGGGCGATAATCGACTTAATGCTTGCGCATATTCCGACCGGAGTTTCCAGCAACGAGGGCGCGTACAATCGGGCCGCATACATGCCACGCCGGCGCGAGCTTGCGCAGGAATGGGCCGACATGCTGATCCGGGATCTCGCTCCACCGGAAGCGCTGCTTACTATTCCTCGACGGTAACCGGCATGGGAGCAGTGGCATGACCGCGCGCTCCCTTTTCAAGATCGTCGGCGGCAAGGCCTCAAAGGGCCATCGGACCGGACAGCCGGTCCGCCGTAGCAGCTATCGCACAGGCGAGCGCGAGCAGCGGTATTGGCGGCCGTTCAACAAGGCTGAACGCAACGCGCGCATGCGTGCTGCCGAAACCTACGACCGGAAGCACAAGATCGCTGGCAAGCGTAACGGGCCGCTGGGCGCGATCGGCGTCGACGTGCTGCGCGAGCTGATGCGCATGATCGACTTCAAGACGGGCAGGCTCGAACCCGCCATCGCGACGTTGGCCACGCGGCTAAGCCGATCGCGCGGCGCGATCGTCAGCGCGCTCGCGCGTCTGAAGGATCACGGCTTCCTCAACTGGATCCGACGGTTCGAACCGGTCGACGACCCCGATGCGTTCGGCCCTCAGGTCAAGCAGGTGACGAACGCGTATTGGTTCGGCCTGCCGAAGGAAGCGGCCGACATGGTCCGCCGCATGATGGGCAAGGGGCCGATGCCAGACGACGAGGTGACCCGCAGGAAGGCCAACGAAGAGGAAACCGCGGCTATGCTGGCGACGATCTCGGCCGAGGACCTAGCGGCGTTCCGTGCCGGCGACGAGTCCCCGCTTGCGAAAGCTCTCGCTTCGCTAGGGCGTCGCGTAGATCTCTGTAACGCGAATTCACCGGGTGGTCAGAACCCGACCCTACAAGGTTAAATATAAAAGGAACGCCGTTGGCGTGCGCAGATTTGCTGCTCCCCCAAGCCCCCGAGGCCTCGAACCCAACGAGTTCAACATCCAGCGACCGCGGGTGATCGCGCCGGCTTGCGCCGTCCCGGGCATCCTGGGAGGATGAGTAAATCGGGTATCGTATCTTAACTTGGATCCGTCCCCGTCGCAGGGCAGGATGGACTCGTTTGAGCAAACGCTGCGGCTTTCCGGTGGCGAGCCGCGGGATGGCGTTTTAGTTTTTTCAACCCTATCTACGGTACAATCGACGATACGTTGCAAGGAAGGATCAAATGTCCAAGCGTGACCAGGAGGCCGCACCTGTAGGCTCAGATGCGCAGGGTAAAAGCAGCGTAGCGACTGTGAACCGGGACTCGGCCTTCGTCCGTGTTGGAGCCGACGTCTCTTTTGCCGCACTGTTCAACGACGATATCGACATCACCCTTCTGGTTCGTCAGGCCCTTTACCGAAATATCGTAATGGGAGAAAATGAGCAGCCAAGTGACGTCAAAGTCGCGAAAACCTTGGTCGAAGTTGCTCGTCTGCGCATGCCCGCTTCGAGTGCCATGCTGATGGCCCTTAACGTTCTTGGCGCATGCGCAAGCGCTGGAATTGTAGAACTAGAGGGCTTTGAAGAGAATATCGAACTTATCCGTAAGGCTATAATTGAAGCCGATGCGGATGAGGAAGACTGATGGGCCACTTGAGCATCGGCGAGCCGCGTGGGCAACAAATCTATGTGCCTGACTTTTCGTACGGAACAGGCATTGATGACGAAAACCTAATTTTAGGTGCAGATTACGAAAGCTTTGAGAAATCCAAGGTCAATTGGGTGGAGTTGGAGCATCATGTTCGCGATATGCAAAAAGATCTGCGAGATGCCGACCAGGAATACGATGATGCAGTCGCAGAGTTACCGTGGCTTTACCACGAAGGACACCAGATACGGCAGCCGAAGCGGTTTCGTACTCGGCTAGATGTCCCGCGCGTCGTTGATCAAAGTTATGTTCAGGCGCCGCAGCAGTTTGCGGCGAGGCTTATTGAGCTGGAGTCTGCCGCTGATGAAGCCGGCATCGAGAAGAGTGCTGCGTCCGAGACCTGCCTTTCCGCATTTATGGTCAACGCAGCGGTGTCCCGCATGCCTATTATCACGCTGAGGCCTAATGGTGATTTGCGCGCAGTCTGGAAAAATAATGATGGTGAGCAAGTGGGCATCCAGTTTGAGTCAACCTTAAAGCTTGACTACGTAATCTTCTCGAAGAACTCGGATGGAGAAATTGAGCACCACCTCGGGAAATCTTCAGAGAAATCTGTGCTATCGTTTATCCATATCCTTGGACTTCAGGAACGCCTCTTTCTGTGACTGAGGAAACCTTGGTTCATCATTCCGAAGATATATTGAAGCATGCGGCTGCAATGTACGTTCAAGGAGAAGCCGTCGATGGTTTTGCCTTTTTACCTCGTCCACTACCCAAAGACGAAGATGGATCGTCAGTAAACCGCCTCGCATTACTTTCCGAGGATGACGACGAGGCCGTCGCCAAGGTTAGGAAGATTTTTCGACTTCAGGTCAAGAAAAGTCACCGGTTTGCACAGATCAATATTGGTGTTCTGGCGGAGTGCTTCAACGAGGCTGGGGGGTTTGTCATGACGGTTCATTCGGATCCTCTTCCGGCGACCGACGCCTTCGTAGAGGACGTTTCCCATGCGTTGTTGCTAGGACTGCCCCGTCCAGGCATTTTAGACAACTACATTAGCGATTTGATCAGTGACAAAATCGCCAAGGTTTACCCTGCCCTCGTTTGACAGCATCGTACGTCGGGACCGGTTGTCGAACTGCATCAATTCGCGCCCAAGTACGCAGGGTTGTCGACGACCAAAAGGCGCGCAGGCAGGTTAAATGGTCACACCGACGCCTGCACTTTTTGCGCCACGACAAGAATGCCAGCGAGGCAGGAGAAAAGCGTGCCAGTAGGAGCCGGAGGTGCATCAATCCGCATCACCGCCACAGGCCAAAAGTGGGCCGAAATCGGGACATTTCCCCGGCGGCGGAGTTAGAATCGGATACTGCATCAAACGCGACCTATAAAGCGGGCGGGCGAGGCGGGGGGAATAGCGCGTGATTTGGGGTCCCAGGATCGGGGGCGGCCGCCCTACCCCTGTCGTGTTCCAGGGGGCGTCAGGCGCGATCGAGCGACTTCGTCGCAACGTTGATCTGATCATGGGGCCGCCTCTGTGAGGGACTCCTATGAGGCCGCCGGTGCGAACTCGCCATTCCGCTTTCGCCCACTTCCCGACGTTCAATGATCGTCGAGGCGTATCCGATTGCCGTCGTTCGTTCAGCACGTCATTGTCGGCGATATGGGCAAACATGATCGATTGTGGGCGCGGTACTGGGCTATCCGTGATGACCATCATAATGGCCACCGGATGCCGATCCTGTGGCATCTAGCGCTCCGGCGCGATCCTACTGCCATGACCGAGCTAGGCAGTACGTTTAGCAAGGTTGGCCGGATTACTGACACTTTCAGCCAAAGCGGTCTTGCATACCGTGCCTATCGCGCTGGTAGTGCTCTGGGCGCCCAACACCTCGCCATGAACGCGTTCAATCAACGCGACTTGTCAGGGTACAGGCATTGGCTCGGCAAAGCTGCCAATCTAGGCGATCTTGACGCCCAGCAGGAGCGTCGCCGCTTCGAGGTCAGGCTGCCACACGAGAACGCGGCTTTGATTGGGCGAAAGCGCCCTCACCGGTCGTCTGACTGCGAATAGGTCTGCTCCAAAATTACTTCATGTTGCCTGAAAGCCGCCCGTCTGCTTTCCTCCCGCAAACGGACACTAGTCCGATGGATCGCCCTCGGCGGAGGGGGCGGGCGAGCGGGTAACAGGATTTGTGCGCTATCGGAACTCTTGATAGACTCCCTCAGTTCGGGTTCGCGACAGTTGGACATCAGGTCAGTACTCGCCAAAATTAAGGCAACGGGGGCTCGCCAATGATATCCAATCAGATCGTCAGAACGTGCAACGGATGTACGCTCTGCTGCAAAGTTATGGAAATCGACGAATTAGCTAAGCCGCCTCAGCAGTGGTGCCCGAACTGCGCTGTCGGATCGGGCTGCAAAATCTACTCCAGCCGACCGCCATCGTGCGCCGTTTTTACGTGCGGTTACCTATCGATGCCTGGGCTCGGAGAACACTGGCGACCTAGCAAATGTAAGATGGTGATTACCCTAGAGGACGAGGGGCGCATGATTGTGCGAACTGACGCCGGGCACCCATCGGCTTGGCGAGCCGAGCCCTTCTATTCGGAACTCAAGTATCAGGCGCAACGCTTGGGAAGCAGATTTCAGATACTCGTGCAGTCCAATGGACGCACTATCGCAGTCGTCCCCGACAGAGATATCGACCTAGGAGTGGTAACAAAGGACCACATGATAATCACTGCCGAATTAGAAGGTGGTCGACGATGGCACGTTGAAAAGATGATGGCTGACGATCCGCGAATAGCCGGCCACAAAATCAATCAATGGATCGACGTCAAGATCGACCCCTGACGTCTGCAGTGCGATTGCTCCCAATGCTGAACTTTCGAGCCGCTTACGAGGGATAGGTTCGCTAATGATCGACTATGTGTCGGTCGATATGGGCCGTTTGCGATACCAGCCGATATGAGGGCTGGCTTCCGCGGCGGATGCCGGTCATCAAGACGAAAAGGACTAGATTATGTCGCAGGAAGCGCTTTTCGCCCAACTTAAGGAACTAGCCACGAGCGTGCCCAATCTGGAAGCGCGCCCGCTGGACATGACGAACCCCGAGACCCTTACTTGGCTTGGACGTTTGTCAGCTGCCGTTGGTGAGGTCGGTGACCTGTCGGATGTAATTTCTTTGAAACTCGCCATTGAACGTCTTCAGTCCATGGGACAGTCGGTCTCGGTCGGGAACATAATGGTGATCCTCTACAGATCGTTAGCTCGGGTAGAATCAAAGATCCCTTCCGCGGCACGAGGATCGTTCATTGCGGCGGGCAGCCCGTTCGACGCCCTAAAGACAATTGGGAACCTATTCGGAGAAGCCAAAAGTTCAATTCGGATTGTAGATCCGTACCTTGATGAAAAGGTACTGACGACCTTTGCTACTATGGCATCCGAGGGTGTTGTCATTGAGTTGCTGGCTGACGCGGCTACGGTCAAGGGAGGCCTAAAGCCAGCAGTTGCCGCCTGGTCAGCACAGTATGGCACGTTACGTATCGTTGCTGCTCGACTAGCTTCGCCGAAATCTCTGCATGATCGCCTGATAATTATTGACGGTACAATAGTGTGGGACCTTTCGCAGTCGATTAAGGATTTCGCCGCCCGATCGCCGGCATCAGCATCGAAGGCGGATCCTGAGCTCGCCGCTATGAAAATCGGCGCCTACGACACGATTTGGCAAGCGGCCACCGCTATCTAAATGTCCGTCGACAGGATGATGAATGGAAGCGATCGTCCAGCCGTAGAGCCGAAATTATACGCCCCGTCTGCCATACACAAACGTTGCCAAATTCTGGTTCCCAGTCCGCGCGTGCGCAGGCACAGTTGCCCACCCACTTACGATGGAGACGATCATGGCTAACCTAGACACCGACGAATACAGCATCTTGGATATATTCGTTAAAACCGCGTTTCGCCGAGTTGAAGCTGGCACGATGAAGGCCAGTGAGGCGCATAGCGATATGATGCATGTCCTGACAGCTCTGGACAAAGGCAATATGGGGCAGTTCGCGCCTTACATGAGCATGCGGCTGAAAGACTGGAACGGCACTACGGGCTGACGGTAGGCGGGTTGGCAATGCCAGCCCGCCCTTTAGTCGTGGAGCCGTAAAGTCGTTTCTTATCAACGATGGTTGCCCGATGCGTGGCAGTTTCTGGCGCAAGCGATCTCAATCGCTTATACGGGCGGGGGCATCGATCGGAGGCTTTCGACATGACACGCATCGAACGCGCCGCGCGCGCTATGTGTAGGTTTCAGGGGCTACCCGAGAACACTCAGTACGAAGGCCGGCGAATGTGGGAGAGCTTTATCCCACAGGCCACTGCCGTTGTGGAAGCGATAGACGACCAGCCTAAAACGCGCTCTGCGATTGAGAACAAACACGGAACTATGTAACTCAATCGCATCCCCACTCAACGAAGGACGCCGCACTCTCGCGAACTACTGCTGACAAGTCGAAATGACGAAGCTAACCGTCCAGTGTCGCGGCCTGATCTCTGTCTTGGTGAGTGGCGCCGCGGCAACTTCAGCCTCGCTGCTAAAATATGGCGAACAACGTGTTCAATATCGGATTTTCAGGGGCGATTCGCGTCTGACGGATGCGTGGGTTTTGGATTGCCCGCAGATAACGACGCCACTAACGAATATTCATGAGCGCCAGTGAACAGCGCCACGGGGGCAAAAATTGCAAAAATCGAAGCACTACCTTGAGCTTGATGGGTTACGCGGCGTTGCGGCATTCGCCGTTCTTCTTTTTCATCGACGCACTTGGTTTGGTGGGGAGTTCTTCCTCGGCCATGCGTATCTCGCGGTAGATTTTTTCTTCATATTGAGCGGTTTCGTTATTGCGCTCGCTTATGGCCGTCGGCTGTCCGCGTCTGGATCCTTCTCACCCTACCTGCGCGACCGGGCGATCAGACTGTATCCCCTAATGATCGCGGGCGCAGCGGTGGGTTTGGCGGCTGCCTGCTTGGGCGCCGATGCCGCTTCAGGTAAATCGATAGTCGAGATCAGCGCGGCTGCGGTTGCAAGCGCGGTTGGCGCACCTGCGATCTGGGATCGAAATCCTTTCTGGATAAACGGCCCCATTTGGTCGCTCTTCTATGAAATTGCCGTCAACGTTCTTTTCGGCCTCATAGCTTTCGGATTGACTACCCGTCGCCTGACGCTGCTGATTACCTCTTCAGCATTCGCCATGATTTTAATTAGTTGGCATTTTGGTGGGTTCGTCGTTGGCGGGCACCGGTCGACAATGCCTGTGGGAATTTTCCGAGTAATAGCGAGTTTTTTTATTGGCGTCGCACTCTATCGGCTTCACCAAAAAGGCATACTCGCCGACGGTGGGCGACGGTGGTGGATCGCCCCTATATTACTCGGAAGCTTCATCGTTTTGCCGAAAGAATCATCGTGGTCGTTTCTGTACGATCCCATCGTAGTGTTTGCTTTATATCCGATACTCGTGCTCGCCGCAGCGGGAAGTGCGCCAATAATGCCTCGGGTCGCGATCTGGAGCGGCGGCATCTCATTCCCGCTATATGTTACGCATGAACCTTTATTGCGGATTCTTGAGCATGTGCTGCTCCCCAGCGGTGATAGCGGTCCGTTGGGCATTAAGCTTCTTTGTGTAGGAATCGCAGTTGCGATCGCGTGGGCGTCCTTACACTTCTATGACATTCCTGTTCGAACGATGCTACGCCGCCGCTTCGGCAGCAAGCGTCATGGCGACGCTCCGGCGCAAGCTGCGTAGCTGTTCGCTTAATAGATCAATACCCAACGGCCTCCCAATCTCCACGCATGCGAATGCCGGTGATCGTAAATGTGGAGAATGCCTCTGCCGCGACCACCTGGCCATCTGTCTGTACGTTGACGCGGATCGGTGTCATTGGCTGATTGGTGCCGTCGAACAGTTGCAATGCGGCGTTCCACACTTGGATGCGGGGCCGATAAGTCGAGTTCACAGAGAAAAGCGACGTCCCCTTAGGGATCGCGGTAAGTCCGACATTGTTAAGCCAGCCTTCCAGGTAGATGTGGCTCGCAATGCGCTTCGTCGACATATTTTCGATGTTGCCCGGTGCAACTGACCCCGGCTGCGTAAAACCCTTCCATTGCCGACGTTCATTCACGCGGCACCCATAGGTCACGGATCCCGAGCCCCATCCTCCCAGCGCCTAGATACTCGCCCAGGACACGATGATCATCCTCGCTCAACGCGGTCGGTCGACCGGCCTTGATGAACCGGCCGAGATACCCCGGCGAACGGTTGATCATACGCGACAGCGCAGCCAGGCTGTCGCCGCGCTCGGCAACCGCAACACGAAGCGCCTCGCGCGGATCAGCCGGCGCAAGCGCCCATCGTAACCGAACGCCCATCAATAGCTCATCCAGTCGATCTCCGCGTCGTCGATCGCCGCGAACGCATCGCCATCGGCCGACATTTCGCGAAGGCGCTTGCGCACCGCCTCCGGGTCGCCGTCCTTCGGGAACTGGCGATCGGCACGCGCCGCGTCGGCGACCCCATCGATCCAGTCGCCTCGATCGCGCTGCTTCAGCAGCCAGCGGCCGAACGGCTCTGCCTTTGCCGCGACCGTGTCATCCTCGTCCAACATATCCAATCCTCTTGCCGACTCGATGACCCCGTCGTTATCATGTTCCACATATGTTCTCAATTACTGGCGGCGCATGCAGGAGTTCAGTTTGGTCGTTGTCGGCATCCAATATCCGAACGCGGACAAGAGCAATCGGCGGTATGAAGCGATGCTCTGCGTGCCGGGTGACGAGGTACACCTGGTCCCCGAACCCAAGAACAAATATGATAAGCGGGCTGTGGCCGTCATGACGGATCGCGGAACACAGATCGGATATCTATCGGCGGAGCGCTGCGGCTGGATCGGCGGTCGAATAGCGGCCGGAGAGGTATGTCACGCCATATTCCAGGCGGTGGATACTTACACCGCGACGATCCGGATCCGGTTCGGTGGCGACAGCCCAACACTACCGGCTGCGCGTCGGCAGCCGGTAGTGTGGAACGAGTATTGCCAGTTACCCCCCAAGGACTGGGCAACCTAGATCGCGAAGTTCGATACGATCAGCTCGCCGGCTTTCTGCCCCGCGCCGGCCCCGACGGTGTACGTCGTCTCGGCAGTGCCGATATGGAAGCGCGCGAACGTCGCCCGCGCGCCTGGCGTATCGTTGATCGACAGGATGAACCGGCCCTTGATCCCCGCCAGCTGGTCCGCGAGCTGGTCGAAGTCGGCGCGGCCGAACACGTCCTGGCCGTAGTCCGTCTCGCAACCCCAATAGGGCGGATCGAGATAGAGCAGCATGCCGGCGCGATCGTAGCGCCGGATGAAATCGGCATAGCCGAGGTGCTCGATCACAACGCCGGCCAAGCGCTCGTGGATATCGGCCAGCAGCGGTTCCAGTTTCGTGACGTTGAACCGCGCGCCTTGGGTCTTGTCGACGCCAAAGTTCCGGCCGCTGACCTTGCCACCGAACGCCAGGCGCTGAAGGTAGAGAAACCGGCACGCGCGTTCGAGGTCGGTCAGCGTCTCGGGCGGCGTCGCCTTCAGCCGTTCGAACTCGGCGCGGGCGGCAACGCGAAAGCGCAGCATGTCGATCATGTACGGATAGTGGCGCTGAAGTACGCGGAAGAACGTCACGACGTCGCCCGACACGTCGTTGATGACCTCGACTTTCGGTCGCGATCGGCGTCGGAGGAAAATGCCGCCCATGCCAACGAACGGTTCGGCGTAGCCGTCGTGATCGACTCTCTCGATCAGCGCGACCAGGCGCGAGGCCAGATTGCGCTTACCGCCGATATAGCCAGCCGCGGGTGCGACGGGTTGAACAAGATTCAGGGTGTTCACTTTACGTTCTCGCCTCATAAGGCCCGCACCCTGCGAATCGGCAGGGTGCGGGACGGCCGGTGGCCGATGGTCGTGGCGAGCTTCCCCTCGTCGGTTTGCCGGGCTGGACCCCGGCATCCCCCGCTCGGCTTGCGCCGAGGTAGAACTTATTTGGCCGCGACGGATCGCGGCAGAAACTTCACGGCTTCCATGCCGAGCTGGTCGTTGATTTCGAGACACGCCGCCTGGATGGGCGCAATTTCGAGTTCGAAGAACATATCGACGGACTCGCTAACCTTGCCGAGTTGCGAACCCTGCGCCGGCACGATGCCGAGCAACGATGGCGGCACCCGGTGCGCGGCCAGCACGTCGTCGCGCGTTGCCGTTTTGATACCGAGGAACTCATCCTTCGCGCCGGCTTCAGCGATCGGTATGATCTTGATACTGCCCTCTTTGCCGTTTGGTGCATGCACCATCAAATTCCGGAAATTGCCTGGGCCCTTAGCCTGCCGCAAAGCTTCCTTCATTTTTCCGACATCGTTTGTATCGATATCGCCGGTTGCATAGAGGATATAACCAGCATGACTGCCGTTGAGGTAATACCGACGACGAAACAACGTAGCTGCCTCGTTAAGCAACGCAGCTTGGAGCGCGCTCAAATACTCAGGCACGCCGTAAATTTCTTGGTTTACGTCCGGCTGCATTATTTGGATCACATTGCCGGTTGGAAACTCGATCGGATCGTTCGCACCTGGCACCCACCAGAACTGCCCCGGCACGACACCGCGCCTGGTATAGCGCGCCATCGAGTGCACCAGGCGCAGCGGATCGCGGAACGTGTTGCGCTTCACCTCGACGTAGCCCGTGCCAAACACCAGGTAATCCTGCACCATTTTGCCGAACTCGGCACGGGTCAGGATCGATGTCGGATCGAGCGATGCGACCAGAAGGTTGCGCTTTAGCATGATGGCTGAGCTATGATGAGGTGACACGCGAAACGCGCGCGCCAGGCCATCGAGCGGCAATGGCGGTTCATACCACCGGCCATTGTGCCAGCATTCAAACATATCGATTAGCTGCCGCCCTTCCAGGACGGGCTCGGGATCGCCAAATGCGAACGATTCAACAGCGCCGCGGCTGTTGCTGGCGGCGATGATCGCGCCAGCCGACGCTTCCCGCGTTTCGGTACGTGACATCGCGCGCGCCTTCCGGGCCTGGCTACTCTTGCTCATGTCAGAACATCTCCATTGAGCCCTTGGGCTTTTCCTGGCCGTCGAGCGGCTCGTTGATCATGATGTGCATGGCTGCCCAGGCGAGATCGGCGTGGCCGGTCTCTTCGGTGCGGCTGGCCTTGAACGTAACGGCGCGGCCCGAAGTGGTGAGCGCCTTCTTGATGGATAGGAACGCCGACGCGAGATCCATCCACCCGCCGTCGAACTCGATCCGGCCGCGCTGGAAACTATGCTGCGCCTTCATCACCATCGCGGTTTTCGCCTCGAGCGAATAATCGATCTTGGTGAGCCCGCGGACCTTGCCGACCAAGAGCTGACACACGGCATCACCGATGCCGTTCGCGTCGATTCCGAAATACGTGCAGTTGTACCGCGACAGCCGAGCGATGATGAACTCGGCCTGCTCCTGATAATCGCCGCGCAGCTGATGCCGCTCCAGAAACCGGAACTTGCCGCCCGGCCCGCTCGGCGGGAGTGCGATCACCAGCGCGGCATTGTCGCCGTCCACGCTGCCTTGCGGGTCATACCCCGCCCACACCGCCTGGTCACCGACTGGGCGCGCGGCAAGGACGTTGAACCATTTCCACTCGATCTGCATGTCGACGGTGCAGGCAAGGATATCATTGAACTTGAACGCCGACAGGCTGTCGTCGACGAATTGGCACCCGTACAGATTGGCATATTCGTCGGGTGCGTTTTCGTCGCGTACCTCTTCCAGGTTGAACAGGTCGCAGCCCTGCTCGGCCGCATCTTCTAGCGTCAGCATGTGCCGCCAGATCCGGTCGTCGCCCAACGCGCCGGCCTTCAGCGCGTCGTAGCTGACGTCGATCGTGACCTGGTCGGCTTTCTTGCGCCGGCGATTGTAGGACGATCCGGTCCAGAGCCCGTACGCCTGGTGCGCGACGGTCGACGGCGTCGAGAGGTACGTCTTGCGCCAGTGCTTATGACTGGCCATCGCTTTCGCGACCTTGTTCAGCTCGTCAAAGCCGAACGTCCAAAAGAACTCATCGAAATAGAAATTGCCGGTATAGCCCTGCGCAGTTCGCGCATTGGTGCCGAGGAAGATCAACTCGGCGGTCGGCTTGTCTTCAGGCAATAGCTCCGACGACACGATGATCGGGTCGCCTTTGAGCTTGACGCCCACCCGTGCCGCAAATGCTACGATGTATTTCTTGAATACATGCGCCTGATTCTTCGACGCAGACAGGAATATCTGATTGCCGCCACCTTCGAGTGCGTCGAGCAATGCCTCTCGCGCAAAGTAGAAGGTCGCACCGATCTGGCGCGACTTGAGCAACATGCGCGTGCGCTGATGCCGGTTGGCGTACCATAGCTCGTTATATTCGAAATTCTCCCGGTGAAAGATTTCCTTGAGTTGGTCGATCTGCTCGGCGGTGAAGTGGTTCGGGGGTGCCTTGTCCTTCTTCGGACCGGAATTTCGGTTGGCGACGTTGTCGTTGAGATGCCCCTCATGGCCGCCAGGCGCTTTGTACCGCTCGATCTTCGCGGTCATCGCTACCTGCCGCATCAGCAGATCGATCTCTTTGAAATCCCCGCCGGTCTTGTTGTCTTTCCAGATCAGCGTGTTGAGGCGCCCCTCCAGCGAGTCCTGGATCTTCTCGACGCAGGTGGCATCGTCCCAGCCCCCGCGCTGCTTCCAGCTTTCGACCGTCGCGCGCGCATAGCCCTTGCCGGTCTCGTCGTTGGCATAGCCGAGCTGGCCCAGCTCCTCGGTGATCTGGCTCACGCCCCAGCCGCGCCAATACAGGCTACGCGCCATGCGTTGCGCCGTGACCGGGATCGGGAACGTCGCGGCCGGCAGCGGCAAGTCGATATCGGGGCGCAGAAGCTTGCTCATTGCCGCGGAGCCTAGCCACGGTGAGCGCGCCAACCGGAGCGCCTGTGCTTGTAGAAAGGGTTTCTACAAGGCGGCTCGCTTGAGGTGAGACCCGTATTCGGTCCCTGTTCTCCTGGTCAACGCGGTGGATGCCGCCAGCCAGAATTTGAACCGAGGACCGCAACGCGATGGGCACCAAGAGCAAGCTTTTCAGGGTTTTCGTCGAAGGCGAGACCATCAGCGACGGTCGCAAGGTCACCGCCGAAATCGTCGACCAGTGCGTCGAGACCTTCAATGCCGAGACCTACTCGCCGCGGATCAATATCGAGCATGTCCCCGGCTACAGTCCGGAGCCCCCCTTCAACGGTTATGGCGACGTCGTTCTGTTGAGCGCCGCAACCGACGATATCGTGATCGCCGGCAAGACCGAAAAGCGCCGCGCCCTCTACGCCGTCGTTGATGCCAACGACCAATTGGTCGAGCTGGCAAAGAAGGACCAGAAGCCGTTCCCGTCGGTCGAGCTGACGCCCAACTATGCCGGCTGCGGCAAGTTCGGTGTGATCGGCCTGGCGTTCACCGACACGCCCGCCAGCATCGCCACGCAGCGACTGAAGTTTTCGAACCGCGCGCCTGGCACAGTCTTTGCCTATGCGGCCGACGCCGCGACGATCGAATTCGAGGCCAAGGCCGCTGACGCGACCAGCGTTGCTGACGCCTTTACCGCCGGCATCGCTCGCCTCGCTGCGATGTTCAAGACGGCACCCGAGCCCAAGAAGGAAGAGCCGAAGGAGCCGGCCAACGACAACGACCGGTTCGCAACCGCGCTAGAATCGTTGGGCACCACGTTCGCAGCGGCGATCAAGCCGATCGCGGATGCCCAGGTGGCTTCGGACAAGCGCTTCACCGCGCTCGAAGACAAGCTGAACAAGACCGAGGTGCCGAACGGCTTCTCGCGAACGCCCCATGCCGGCGGGGCGGTCGACGCTCAGTACGCCACCGACTGCTGACCGCAGCTCGCCGCACCCCGTTCAATCCCCCGGAGCTTCTTCATGCAGACCCCCACCCGCCTACTGTTTCACGCCTTCGTCGGTCAGCTCGCCAAGCTGAACGGTCTCGATCCCAGCCTCACGGTCATCCCCGGTGAGCTGAAGCAGTTCGCTGTCGCCCCGGTGATCGAACAGCGATTGCAGGCCAAGCTTCAGCTCGGCAGCGACTTCCTGAGCCGCATTAACGTCGTGCCCGTCGCTGCGCAGCAGGGCGCACGCGTCGGCGTTGGCGTCGGCCGCTCGCTCGCCGGTCGCACCGACACCGCCGCAGGCCACCGTCGCAATCCCGGTGATCCGACGTCGAGCGACACGATCGACCAGTATTTCTGCAAGAAGACCGATTACGATTATTCGTGGGGCTACACCCTGCTCGACGCCTGGTCGCATCGGCCCGAGTTCCAGCAGCTCGTCCGCGACGCCGTGCTGGTCCAGAAGGCCGAGGACGTCATCACGATCGGTTTCAACGGCGTCGACGCCGCAATCGAGACGAACCGCAACACGTTCTCGTTGCTTCAGGACGTCAACTACGGCTGGCTCTACAAGATGCGCACCTATGCGCCTTCGCGTGTCATGAGCCACGGCACCAAGGATAACGTCAAGGTCTACGTCTCCGACACCGGCACCGCCGACTACGTCAACCTCGACGCCCTGGTGTTCGATGCGATCGGCAACCTGATCCACGAACGCTACCGCACCGCGACCGACCTGGTCGTGATCGTCGGCTCGGACCTGGTGCAGGAGAAGTATTTCAAGATCGTCAGCGCGGCTGGCGACAAGGCAACCGAACAGGTCGCGCGCGACATCATCATGTCGAGCCGCCAGTTGGGCGGTAAGCCGACGATGCAGGTGCCGTTCTTCCCGGCAAACGCGATCCTGATCACGAGCCTCAAGAACCTCTCCTACTACTGGCAGATCGGATCCGCGCGTCGCGCGGTGAAGGACGAGCCCGAGTACGATCGCGTCGCCAACTACGAATCGATCAACGACGCATTCATGGTTGAGGAATACGCGAAGGCCTGCCTCATCGAGAACATCCAGCTTGGACCGAAGGCTTAACCGCCTTTCGGATCCTACGACCTGCACGCCCCCCTCGCTTCGGAAATGATCATGAGCCCAGCTCGACTCCACCGGGAACGCATCGCCGCTGCTGCAGCTATGCCTGGCCCGAAACAGATCGTCTCCAGCGAAGGGGGCGGGCAACCTACCTCTGCCGTCTCCATGCCCGTGATGTCGCCTGCGCTGGAGCATCGCCTCACCAGCGCGATTGCCGCTGGCGGCAACGCCGCGGTGCAGCTCGCAACCGGTGTAGATCCGGACGTCGCGCAGATCATGCTGCGCCTCACCCACGATCTACGCCGCCTGAAGGACATCCAGTCGATCGAGCGCAAGATCGACGCCAAGCGCAGCATGCTGCCTGATTATCGCCCCTGGTGCGACTTCCGCCTGGAACTGGGCACGTCGATCGAGGGCCGCGAACTACCGACATCCGGCGCGGACGACGTGCTGCCGACGATGATGATCTGGTCGATCGACGTCGGCGATTGGCCCCGCGCACTCGAACTGGCCGAACATGTGCTGCGCTTCGACGTGCCCTTACCGGCACGCTACCAGCGCGGCGCGGCCCCACTGATTGCCGAGGAAGTCGCGACAGTCGCGTTGAAGGCGCAGGCGAAGGGCCAATCCTTCCCCTTGGATGTCCTGCATGAAGTCGATTTCCTGACCGGTGACGTCGATATGCACGACGAGATCCGCGCCAAGCTCATGAAGGCGCTCGGCACCGAACTCGCTCGCGAGGCCGACAGCGTTGCCGGTACTCCAGAATTCACCGCGGCTGCTGCGCGAGCGCTAGAACCATTGCGCCGCGCGCAGGATCTGCACGATCGCGTCGGTGCCAAGATGACCATCGGCCGGTTGCAGAAGGCAATCAACGGCGTCGCCAAGGCAGCAGCCGAGGAGGCAGCCAAGGCCCCGACCGATGCCGCGAAGACCGATGCCGACAAGCCGCCCGCCCCTGTTCCCGCCGCGGATGTTGCCGACAAGACCGAAATAGATCCCGCTGCCATCGCAGCCGACACCGAACAGACCGGCGAACCGCCGGTCGCATAACTCGCTCCCCGGCGCTCGGGGGCGGGTCGCGCGAGACGGGAGGCCTTAGGGCCGAAGGGCCGTCGATCGACCCGATCCCCACCCCCGTAAACTTTCGTCCCCGTTCTGAAGGACAACATCCGTGTTCGCCATCGCCCCCATTCTGCTGACCGTCATTGCCCTGGCGGCAGGGCTGTGGCTGACGTTATACGCGATCGTCCTCCTGTTCGATGTCACGGTCGACCTCTCGATCGCGAACGTCGCAGGCGCGGTGGTGTCCATGCGGTATGCGATCGTCGCCGTCTGGACTGGCCTGGTCCTTTTCGGCGCCGGCTCGGTCGGTACCGCAAAGATACTGCTGTGAACGGCTTCAGCTGCCCGCCCGTTCTGGCACCAGCTCCGGCTGCGCCGGCCGACGCGATCATCACAAATGACGGCTGGTTCCCCGACATCGATCCAGCTGCCGCACGCCTTGGCCTGCGCGTAAAGGAAAGCGTGACGGCCGAGCGCCTGCGCCGTGCGCTCATCGGCGCGATCATCACCACCGGCAACCAGTTGGTTGAATGGCAGGCAACCCAGCTCGCCCGAGGATATGCCACCTTTGGTGCAGTCCCGACGACCGCCATCGACGGCAAGGGCCGCCTGGTGCTGCTCTATGAGCGCGCGATCGGCAGCTATGCGAAGGCCGAACTGGTCGAGGGGTACCGTGACGTCGATCTGACCGGCGCGGGTCAGCGGAAGGTGGAAGATGCGGAGCCGTCGATCGGTGAGCTGCGCCGCGATGCCATCCACGCGATCCGCGATATTCTCGGAACCACGCGCACCGACATCGAGCTGATCTGATGCCGGACATGCTCACCGCCATGCAGGGCGACACGCTCGACGAACTGATCTGGCGCGAACGTTCGCTTGGCGCGGCGGACATCAGTCGGGTCCTCGATCTCAATCCCGGCATTGCCGACCTCGGCGCGGTGCTGCCCGTCGGTACCGTCGTCATCGTGCCCGCCAGCTCGACGCCGGGCGCGACGGTGCTTCCCCTCATCCAGCTTTGGGACTGACCGTATGAAGGATCTTCTCCACGACTTCGGGACCTGGCTGTTGGCGTTCGTCGTCAGCCTGATCCCCGCCGGCCTAGGGTCGATCGTCAGCCTGCTGGTCGAGACCGGCCTGACATGGGGCCAGCGTATCGCGCAGGTCTGGGTCGGCATCGTCGTCAGCTACTTCGTCACCAACGCAGCCGGCGCGATGTTCGGCATGCACCCGTTTGTGTCGCAAGCGATCGGCTTCCTCGTTGCGATGGTCGCCTTCAAGGGCGCGCCCGGTTTCATCGCCGGCTGCAGCGCCGTCCTCGCCGAACTGCCCGGCAAGCTTAGCGAGCGACTGCTCGCGCTCATCCCGCGAAAGGACCCCAAGTAATGCCCCAGCCTGACAAGGGATCGTCGTCGACGATGAAGCGCAAGACGCTGATTGGCACCATCGGTGCAGCAGCTGCGCTGATCGTCACCCCGTTCGTATCCGGATGGGAGTCGGGCGGCACGCCGCGGCTCGTCGCCTATCAGGACATCGTCAAGGTATGGACGATCTGCGGGGGCGAGACGCTCGGCGTTAAGCCCGGCATGGTCGAGACGGTCGCCGGCTGCGAGCTGCGCGAGGAAGCCGCGCTGATCCGTCACGCCGAGCCGGTTCTCGCCTGTACACCGACCTTGCGCACCCATCCCAACCAGCTCTCGGCTGCGATCAGCCTCGCCTACAACATCGGCACCGGTGGCTACTGCAAGTCCACCGTCGCGCGGCGCTTCAACGCGAGCGACTGGCGCGGGGCCTGCGACGCCTTCCTGATGTGGAACAAGGCGGGTGGACAGGTCGTGCGCGGCCTCGATCGCCGTCGCCGCGCCGAGCGCGACCTTTGCCTGAAGGAGCTGCCCCGATGATCCGCACCCTGTTTGCCAAGGTGAAAGCTGAGGCATTTTTCCTCGTCCTGCTCGCCGTCGCGGCGGTCGGCGCATGGCTGTACGTCCAGTACCGCCAGGTCACCGCCGACCGGGATGATCTGCAACACCGTGCCGAGCTGATCTGCGCCGGCTCGGGTGCCGACTTCGCCGCGATCGGCAAGACGGCGCGAGGGGTCCGCTGCGCGCAGACGGTCGCCGGGCTCGTCAAATTCAAGGGCGATAGCGACCAGCTCGCCGCGGCGACGCTCGCCCAGGCGATGGCCGATCACGACGCACGACAGAACGACGACACCCGCGCCGCGCGCGCTGCCGCTGAGGCGGCAAGCTCGGCTGCACAACGAATGGAGATGGCAGATGCACAAGCTGAACGGACGAACCTTGTCGATAGCGATTGGTTTCGCGCTGTTAACGGCGTTGCCGGCCTGCGCGCGGCACGCTGAGGCCCCGCCCGCCGTCGTCTCGACGCCGATCGTCGTCAAAGTGAAGGACACGCCGCCTGCCGAGCTGTTGCGGTGCGCTAGCCGGCCCGAGGGCCTGCCCGAAGATGCGGCACTGATCGCGCAGATCCCAACGCGGATCCGCGCCGGAATCATCCGGCTCGCACGATCCTTCGCGGCCAACGCCGATCACCTCGACCGTCTCATCAACTGGAACACGCCAGCCGCGTGCCCGTCGCCCAAGGGATAAGACATGGCCGGTACACGCTACGTCATCACCGAATACGCCGACCTCGGTTCAGCTCGAGCGCCGGTGTCGTCGCAGATCCGCCCGGTTGCGAAACTGGCGATGGTTCTTGCGACGGCAACCGGTGTCGTTTTCACTCTGTCCCGTCTGCTCGGTAGCGCCAGCCAGCTAGCACTCGTCAACGGCACGAATGCAAACCTGACACTCGACGCCGCATCGGGAGCGATCAGCGCTACCGCGGCGCTGGGCGACGGCGTCACACAAAGGGCGATGATCAGGGAAAACGATGGCGAAGTCGCTATCGAGTATCCCGTCACGCTTATCGGCATCGCTTCCGTCGTCGTGCCGGTTCCGACGCCGACCGTTTCGATCTCGGCCGCGCAGACCAAGAGCGAAGGCAACAGCGGCGCGACGAGCTATATCTACACGGTAACTCGATCCGCGTCGGTTGGCGCCATCGGAGTGCCTTGGCAATTCGCGGCGGGGACTACCTCGGCGGACGATTTCGCCGGTGGAGTCTATCCGGCTGGCGGCACGGTTGCGTTCGCCGATGGTGCCGCAACGGGCAGTTTCACGGTCAGTGTCAGCGGGGATACGACGGTGGAGTCAGACGAGACGTTCACCGTCTCGCTCGCCGCCCCGGCCGAATACGGCAACGGTGCCGCCATGAGCGCGACCGGCACGATCCTCAATGACGATACGGCCACCCCGACCCCGACGCCGACGCTGGCGTTGGCTTTCAGCAATCTCGAACCGCTCCAGTTTTCGGACGGTGCCTATTTGGAGTTGGCAGCATGACCATTCTTTCGCAGATGAACGACGCACAAAAGCTCGAGCTGGCGGCAGCTAATTCGGGGGCCGCTCTGGTGCCGGTGCAGGTTGCATCGGCTCTTGTCGGTTCGCTCGGCAACGGCCCGGGGACGATGGTTCCAAACGGGGCCGGCATGGATCCGGCGCGTCTGGAATTCGGTCTCGCTTGGCTGTTCCGCTGGCTCAACGGCCTGAAGGCCGGCACGGCAATGACGGTCGGTATGATCGGCGACAGCAACACCGAAAGCTATCGCGGTCCCATCCTGCAGGCGTTGCTTGCCCAGCTGCCGAACGTCACCGTCGTCAACTACGGGGTCGGCAACACCACCCTCAAGCAGTTCGTCAACAAGACCGGGCCCTATGCATCGAATGGCAAGGCGCTCGACGCTGTCATCGCTGCCGGCCATGATCTCATCATCAGCAATTGGGACGGCACGAACACGCCCGCGATCGACGCTGGCGGTTCGCCGCAGTCCTTCGCGGCGGATCTGGACGCGATGATGACCGCGATCCGCGGCTCTGCGAACGGATCGCCAGGGCGTTGCGCCGTCGTGCTGTGCACGTCCTCGGCGCAAGCGGACGGTACCGTCAACGCCGGCACGACGTGGAAGCGCGACATGCTGTTCAAGGCATATTCCCGCCCGATCGTCGCCGCAGCAGCCAAGGCATATAGCTGCGCGTTCTTCGACTTGGGCGCTCGGCTTCCCGAGGCGATCGTCGATTTCGCGGCGGGCAGTGTCGGCGTCAACACGTGGCTCACTGACAACCGTCTCCACCCCATCAACGCGCACAACGACATTCTCGCGCAGATCCTGTTCGAGTACCTCGTTCCGTCCGTCTACCGAAATGCGAGCGTGCGTCGCGATGTCACGCCGGGCACCAGCGGCTTTTCGCAGCCCGGAACGGTCGCGCCGGGTAACCTCGAAAACATGTCGACGAAGCGTATTGCGAGCCACGTCTACCTGGAGGGGCGTCTAAATCATGCGGGATTGTCGATCGCACAGGGCCAGTTCCTCTTTGCGATCAACTCGACGCACCGGCCCCGCATTCAGGTCTGGAACGCGACGATCCAGCTGTTCGACGGGGCCACGCAGCCGATGACGCCCCTGCGCGTCAACATTCAGGCCGACGGCCAGGTGCTCGCCGCCGAAGCCTTCTCGACGTTCAGCGTGAAGAGCGTGCGGATGCGCGCCGACTGGGAATGTGTCGGATACTAACCGTCAGACGTGCCGCCCCGACCAGCAGTTCGTACACTCTGTCTGGTCGGGGAGCGCCGTCTCACCGCAGAAATGACACATTCCGCCATCTCTGAAATGCGTTCGGGCGTGCTGGGCAAGCGGAAGTAGAGGGTCGATCTGCCGGAGTAGCTTTAGTGCCGATCGCCAAATTGCCGCTAACCAATTGAACACTGTCCCGCCCCCGCGATTACTGCGGATTTCAGCGCCGTCTGCCACGCCTTCGCAAGACGCCACAGGGTTTGCAACGAAGAACACAATGACGTCGGTCAAGAGGATTGCGCCGTGAAGAAGCCGGATAGTTTACGAGAAATGTTGCAGAGGTTCGTCCCCGCGCTAGCGGCCGATCCGTCAAAATTGTCGCTGTTCGTCGACAAGGGGCGGATCGCCGCGAGAGCGGGATCATTGAGTCTCGAATATCGCTATACCGTCAACGTCGTCGTGCAGGATTATGCCGGCGACCCGGACGACCTTATGGTGCCGGTTCTCGCTTGGATCGGACAGCACCAGCCCGAGCTGTTGCATCGCGCCGACCAGGAGCCCTTTCGCTTCGAGTCCGAACTCCTCGACGCCGATACGGCCGACGTTTCGATTTACATCGACCTGGACGAAGCCGTGCGCGTTACCGCCAAAGATGGCGGGGGCTTTACGGCAGAGCGCATCGCGCCTGATAGCGACGCGGATAGCTTCGGCATCGGTTGCGTGCCCCTGTGGCAGTTGTTCTTGGACGACCAGGTCGTGGCGCAAACCAGTGATCCCCGCTTCGTGGATAACCGATGAGAGACGGCTTCGCGGAGATCGAGGCGATTGCGGGCGCGCTGCTGCGCCAGCTCGCGCCGGCCGCACGCCGTTCATTGTTGCGGCGGATGGCACGCGACGTCCAGAAAACGCAGTCCGCACGCATCGGCCGCCAGCAGTCACCGGATGGCCAGCGTTATGAATCGCGACGGCCCAAGAAGGCCGCCAAGCCCGGTAATTTCGCGGTTCACTTCCTCTACTCAAAAGGCGCGACCGAACCGCGCGCCGTCTTGATGAAGAGTTGGGTCCGACAAGGACCGCTCATCATCGGCTTTGATGTAGAAGCTGGCGGCATCCGAAGCTTTTTCTGGGATAAGGTCGACCGGTGGCTGCCGGTCGAGCAAACGCAACAGAACGCCAGCGCTGGCAAGTATCGCCGGCAGGGCACGATCAAACAGCGCGCGATGTTTCGCAAGCTGCGCAACGGTCGCAACCTGCGTGCCGGTGCAACTGATAGCGAGGCGTGGATTGGCTTCACTGGCAGGGCGGCAGAAATCGCTGCGGTCCATCAGGAAGGCGGCACGGACCGCCCGTCCGTGAAGTCTAAGCCGGTGCGATACGCGCAACGCAAGTTGCTAGGTCTCACCGAGGTCGAGCGTTCCCGCGCTCTCGACCTCCTTCTCGAAACGGTCAGCGCGGCCTTGTAGAAACCCTTTCTACAAGGCGCGGTACTGGCCTCCGTCGCACACGTCGCCACGACGTGATCTATGGCCGACAACTTTACCGCCGTTGATCTTTCGCGCCTGCCCGCGCCCTCGGTAGTCGAGGTGTTGGATTTCGACACGATCTTCAACGCCATGCTCGCGCAGTTGCAGGCGCTTCTACCTGAATTCGACACAACGATCGAGTCTGATCCGGTGCTCAAGCTGCTCCAGGTTGCGGCCTACCGCGAGTTGCTACTGCGCCAGCGCGTGAACGATGCGGCTCGCGGCGTCATGCCGGCATTCGCGGTCGGCGCGGATCTTGATCACATCGCCGCGCTGTTCGGGGTCGCCCGGTTGCTCATCATGCCTGCGGATCTGCTGAACGGTATTGCCGCTGTCTATGAATCCGACACGGATCTACGGCGACGGCTGACGCTCGCGCCCGAGGGCTATTCCGTCGCCGGCCCCGAGGGCGCGTATATCTTCCACGCCTTGTCGGCGGATCCTGACGTCCTGGACGCGAGCGCGACCAGTCCCAGTCCCGGCGAAGTCGTCGTGACGGTGCTTTCGCGTACCGGCGGGGGCGAAGCGCCGGCAGACCTGGTCGAGGAGGTCGCTGCCTACCTGTCGGACCAGACCCGCCGGCCGATGACCGACTTCGTCACCGTGCGATCGGCCGCGATCGTGCCGTTCGTGATCGAGGCGGAGATCGTGACCTTCGCCGGGCCCGACGCCGCGATCGTGCTGGCAACCGCGCAGGCGAACCTCGCGGATCTGCTCACCCGCACCCACCGCCTCGGCATCGATGTCACCCGCGCGCGGATCTTCGGTGCGCTCGCCAGCCCCGAGGGCGTGCAGAACGTAAACCTCATCGCGCCTGCGGCCGACATCGTTCTTGATCGCAGCCAGGCGAGCAACTGCACGAAGATCACCGTCCGCCTTGCCGGTATCGGCGAATGACCCTGCTGCCGCCAAATTCTACCCAGCTCGAGCGCGGCATCGAGACGGCAATGGCACGGCTGGGTGATATGCCGGTGCCGATCCGTCAGCTCTACGATCCGGATACCTGCCCAGCCGAACTGCTGGCCTATCTCGCCTGGGGCCTGTCAATCGACACCTGGTCGAGCGATTGGCCCGAAGCGGTGAAGCGCGCACGCGTCCGCAGCGCCATTGCGATTCAGCGGCGCAAGGGTACGGCGTCGTCGGTCCGCGACGTCGTCGAGTCCTTTGGTGGATCCGTTGCCGTCCGCGAATGGTGGCAGATGACGCCACCCGGCGATCCCCACACCTTCAATCTGCTGCTCAACATCACCGACCAGAGCGGCGCGCCCGTCGATGCCGCGTTCGTCGATGCCGTGATTGCCGAGGTCTACCGCACCAAGCCGGTGCGCTCGCATTTCACTTTTAGCCAGGCGCTCAACGGCACCGCAGGCATCGTGCCCGTCGCAGCCGCGCGCCCTGCTGTTTTTGCCCGCCTTACCATGACCGCACCCGCGGTCTGACCCGGAGAGATCATGTCGATCGTTCTACGCATCACCGACGCCGGCCGCGCCGCGCTCGTCAACGCCGCCCGCGACGGCACCAACGCCGTGCGGATCGCGAGCGTCGGCGTATCCCCGACAGCGATCGTCGCCGCGGCGAATACCGCCGCGCTGCCGGGCGAGGTCAAGCGGATCGAGACGATCTCGGGTGCCGGCGTCGCGGCCGATGTCATTCATCTGGTGGTGCGCGATGAGAGCGCCGATACCTACACCGTGCGCAGCCTTGCGTTGTACCTGACGGACGGCACGCTGTTCGCCTCTTACGGGCAGGCCGCGCCGATCATCGAGAAGTCGGCCGGTGCGCTGCTGCTGCTCGCGATCGACGCGACGTTGCTCGACGTCGCCGCCAGCCAGATCACGTTCGGCAATGCGAACTTCCTTAACCCGCCCGCTACCACCACGACGGCCGGCGTGATCGAGTTGGCGACGGACGCCGAAGCCACCGCACTCGCCGACGCGGTCCGCGCGCTTACCCCGAAGAACATGGCGGCGATCTTCACCGCGGCGAATGTCCTGTCGCGCCTGATGTCGGTCGATGGCGCGGGTTCGGGGCTCGACGCCGACCTGCTCGACGGCCGGCAGGGCGCGGAGTTTGCCCTGTGGTCCGGCGGTAATTTCACGGCACCGGTCGGGATCAGTCACTCGGGTGTGGCTGCGGGCTTGCGTATCTCGGACGGCACCACCGGCTATGGGTATATGCAATTCGGCAATGCGTCCGATGTGAACGCTTCGCTCAACTGGTACATGGGTTCGTCCGCCGACGGTGCGTACAGCCTGCACCAAGGGCAATTCGGGTTCGGTCAGTTACGGTTGCGCGTCACTCAGACGGCGGTTGCGTTCAACGGGGCACTGATGTGGACCGCTGCCAACGATGGCGCCGGATCTGGCCTCGACGCTGACCTGCTCGACGGTCGCCACGCGACCGATTTCATCCTGCGGGCCGGCGATAACTTCACAGGGCCGGTCGGCATTCGTCACGCCGGGCTGGCCGCAGGGCTGCGCGTCTCGGACGGCACCAACGGTTACGGCTTCATCCAGTTCGGTGAGGCGTCGGATGCCAACGTATCGCTCAACTGGTACATGGGGTCTTCCGCCGACAACGCCTTCAGCCTTTACCAAGGGCAGTTCGGATTCGGTCAGCTACGGTTGCGCGTCACGCCGACGACGGTCGCGTTCAACGGGTCGCTGATGTGGACGACCGCCAACGATGGTGCCGGGTCGGGGCTCGACGCTGATCTGCTCGACGGTCGCCAGGGCGACGAGTTCGCCCTCCTTGCGGGGGCTGCATTTACCGGTCCGATCACGGCACCCTCGGGGTCGATCGGCAGCGTGACCGGCGACGGCAACGGCAACCTGCTCGTCGGGGTCTCCAGCGGCACCGCGCACGTCCTCGCCAAAGGCGGCGCGGAGGGCGCGACGCATACCGGCTTTCTCGGTCCGAACGGCTATATCGCCTCCTTTAATGTCGCGAACTCATCGGGCCAGAGCGAGGCCACGTCGGCGTTCTATATCTCGAAGAACAGCGGCACCGGACGGTCGATCAACGCGGCTGGGACGATCAACGCCAGCGGCGCGGATTATGCCGAGTATATGCAGAAGGCGGACGGCTGCGGCCCGATCGCTGCCGGCGACGTGTGCGGCGTCGACGCGAATGGTGAACTGGTGACGAGCTGGTCGCAGGCGCTGAGCTTCGTCGTGAAGTCGGACCAGCCGGGCTTCGTCGGCAACGACACCTATGGCGCGCATCTGGGCGAACGCCCGACCGAGCCGACCGACGAAACCGCAGACGACTTTGCGTTCGCCTATGACGCGTATGTCGCGGAGCTGGCGGCGTTCCAAGAAGCCCTTGAGGCGGCACGCGCGAACGTCGACCGGATTGCGTTCTGCGGGCAGGTCCCGGTCACGGTCAGTGGGCCGTTTGCGGTCGGCGATTACGTCGTCGCAACCGAGGAGAGCGGCGGGATCAAGGCTGTCGCCATACCGTCCGCCAAGATCACGTTCGCCCAGTATCGCAAGCGGCTCGGCAAGGTCTGGGCAGTGCGTGACGGGCGCGCGTGGATCGATGTCCAGCACGGCTAACGCCCCGCATTTGTAGCCTCTCTACAGTAAGGATCCAGAATTATGCTTATCACGATCGGCGAACATGACCCCGCAACGCGCACCGTCGATGTCACTTTCATGGGCGGCGACATCGTTCATCGGCGCGCGGTGAACGCGTGCTATGACAAGGCTGGAACCTATGACCCGGCCGCGACCGCTGAGCGCGTCGACGAGGTCGGCCGTGGCGTTGCAGTCAAGATCGGGCTTGGGGTGCTCGCTAGCCCGACCGACGAGGCGACCGACGTCGACGGCTAACCGCTTCACCGATCATAGCGAACGATACCGGCTCGCCTTGTAGAAACCCGTTCTACAAGGCGAGCCTCGCGCTATCCGCGCCACGGGGCGGCAATGTCGCGCCTCATGAACGAACTGCCAGATCCGCGCCGTGTTATCGGCAACATCATCCAGATTGGCACGATCGAGTCCGTCGATCGTGCCGATGCGACGTGCCGCGTCCGCGTGGGCGAAACCGTCACCGGCGATATCTGCTGGGTCGTCCAGCGCGCCGGCAAGACGCGGACCTGGTCGCCGCCAACGATCGGGGAACAGTGCATCCTGCTATGCCCCGAAGGCGACACCGACAATGGGCTCGCCGTCCTCGGGTTATTCTCCGACGCCACCCCCGCGCCGTCCACCGAAGACATCGACCTTATCAGGTTCGATGATGGCGCGATCGTTTCCTATGACGCCGCAGCTCACCTCCTGGTCGCGCAACTGCCTGCCGGCGGGAAAGTCCAGATCGACGCACCTGGTGGTGTGACGATTACAGGTCCGGTCAAGATCACCGGCCTGGTCACGATCAACGGCGACGTCGACATCGACGGCAAAGCTACCGCCAGCAATGACGTGGTCGGTGGGGGCAAGAGTCTCAAGGGCCACAAGCATCTCGGCGTCCAGGCGGGCGGCGGTGTTTCGGGTGTGCCGCAATGATGCGCGTACTGTGCGCTCTCGCCTTTCTCGGTGGTTTCGTCCGCGGATACATCCGGGCAGTCATCGCAAATAAGCGCTGCGATCCCGCCATTTTTCTCCCCATCGGGTTCCTAATCGGACACTTTATCGGACCGTTCTGGTGACCGGCGTGGACGCGACAACTGGCAAGCTGCTCGACGGCGTCGCCCATATTCGCCAGTCGATCAGGGATATCCTGTCGACGCCGATCGGCACGCGCGTTGGCCGCCGTGATTACGGATCGCTCCTTCCCGAGCTGGTCGATCAGCCCATGAACGCGCTCGGCCGCATGCGCCTGATGGCCGCAACCGCACTGGCTATCCAGCGCTGGGAACCGCGCATCAAACTGTCGGCCGTTGCGATCCAGCAAACCGGTCCCGCCGCCTTCTCTGCCGTCCTCGACGGCCAGCGAACAGATGTCGCCGGCCCGAACGCACGCGCGCGTCTCATCGTCCCGCTGCCTAGCAGCGGTCTCACCGTCTACGCCTGAAGGAGCCATCATGCACGGCATCACCATTACTGAAGTGACCGAGGGCGCACGTTCGCTCGTACTGGCCGCAACCGCGATCATCGGCCTGGTCGCGACCGCATCCGCGCCGGCCGGCGCGGCGACGGAAGCGCTCGACGCGGCCTTCCCCCTGAATCGCCCGGTCCTGGTCGTCGACCTTGAGGCCGCGATCGGCGTCGCCGGCACCACCGGAACGCTCGCATCGTCGCTCCGTGCCATCGCCGACCAGGCTAAAGCCCCGGTCGTCGTGGTCCGCGTCGTGGCCGGCGCTGACGCGGGGACGACCAGCGCGAACGTCATCGGCACCACGGTTAACGGTCTCAAGACCGGCATGCAGGCGCTCCTGTCCGCTGAATCGCAGCTTGGCATGAAGCCGAAGATCCTCGGCGCTCCGGGTCTCGATACGCAGGCGGTCACCACCGCCCTGGTCGTGATCGCGCAGAAGCTGCGCGGCTACGTCTATGCCGCGGCGATCGGGGCCGACATCACCGCGGCCATCGCCTACCGGGCGAACTTCGGCGCGCGCGAGCTGATGCTTATCCACCCCGATTTTGTCGCGTTCGATACCCGCGTCGCCGCCAACGCGACCAGCTACGCCGTCGCCCGCGCCCTTGGCCTGCGCGCACGCATCGACCAGGAACAGGGTTTCCACAAGTCGCTCTCCAACGTCACGGTGGAAGGCGTCGTCGGGCTCACCAAGGATATCCAGTTCGATATTCAGGATGCGAACAGCGACGCCGCACGCCTGAATGACAAGCAAGTGACCGCGCTCATTCGCGCAGGCGGTGGCTTCCGCTTCTGGGGTAGCCGCAGCTGCAACGAACCGACGTCCCCATTCAGCTTCGAAACTGCCACCCGCACCGCGCAGGTCCTGCTCGATACGATCGGCGCAGGCATGATGTGGGCGATCGACAAGCCCCTGCGGCCGAGCCTCGCCAAGGACATCGTGGAAACGATCAACGGCTCGATCGCCGGCATGGTGACTGCCGGCCAGCTCATCGGCGGCAAGGCATGGTTTGTCGCGGACAAGAACCCGGCATCCAGCCTCGCCCAGGGCAAGCTCGCGATCGACTACAACTTCACGCCGGTCCCGCCGCTGGAGAACCTCGCGCTCACCCAGCGCATCACCGACACCTATCTCGCTGACTTCTCCGTCGCCTGATCGCTGCAACGAGGACACCCGCCATGATGATTCCCAAGTCCTTCCTGATCGGCTGCGCTGTAGTCGGCCTCGCTATCGCCATGCTGCTTTGGTGGTTCGGTGTCGTCGCATGGTGGGCAGTTCCAATCGTCGCCGTTCTCGCGCCCGTATGTATCTTCGTCGCGATCGTGATCACGTTTTACGTGCTCTGGGTCGCCTCCGGCAGCCACTGATCTAAACTCAACTGAAGGACCGCTGCGATGGCTCTCCCCCGCAAACTCAAGAACATGAACCTATTCAATGAAGGCGAGAGCTATCTTGCCGAGGTGCAGTCGGTGACGATGCCGAAGCTCACCCGCAAACTCGAAGACTATCGGGGCGGTGGCATGGACGGCACCGTCAAGATCGACATGGGTGCCGACGCGATGGAGATGGAATGGACGCTCGGCGGTCCTGACCGCACCGTGATCCGCCAGTTCGCCAGGCCGGGCGTCGCCGGCACGTTCCTGCGTTTCGCCGGCTTCTACCAGAATGACGGCACCGGCGGGTCCGACGCGATCGAGGTCACCGTGCGCGGGCGTCACGAGGAAGTGGACATGGGCGAAGCCAAGGTCGGCGAAGGCGGCGAGACGAAGGTCAAGACGCAGTGCGTCTACTATCGCCTGGAGTGGAATGGTCGGGTCGAGATCGAGATCGACGTTCTGAACATGATCTACATCGTCGATGGCGTCGATATCCTCGCCGAACAACGCGCCGCCATCCTCTGACGCTGATGCCTCGGAACGCCAATCCCACGGAAGCCTGCACGCCACGTCAGTGGCGCAGGGAAGCCCTGGACGCCCTCTCGAAGGAAACTACTGTGACCGATACCGACACGACCAAGACCACCAACATCACCGTCAATCTCGACTTCCCGTTCGCGCGCGGCGACCAGACGATCGACAAGGTCCAGGTGCGTCGCCCCAAGGCTGGCGAACTGCGCGGCCTCAACATCGCCGACCTGGTGCAAATGAACGTCATGGCTACCACGACGCTGCTCCCGCGGATCACCTCGCCACGGCTCACGGCGCAGGAGGTCGCGGATCTCGACCCGGCCGACTTCACCCAGTTTGGTATGGAGGTGATGGATTTTTTGCTGCCGAAGGCGACGAAGCAAGCGGCCTCCCCCGAAGCGTAGATGATGCGATGGCCGATCTGGCCATCGTCTTTCACTGGCAGCCGGATGCAATGGCAGCGATGTCGCTGCCGGAGCTGATGGGATGGCGCGCCAAAGCGGCCGAGCGGAACAACCCGGAGGCGTGAGAATATGGATCGCGAGCTGAAGATCCGCATGATGCTCGAAGCGAGCGACAAGGTTACTCGTCCGCTTCGGGATATCGCCGCTGGGAGCCGTGCCGCCACGAGCGCGATGAAGGAGACCCGCGACCGGCTCAAGGAGCTGGAGCGGGCGCAAGGCGACATCACGTCGTTCCGAAAGCTGAAGAACGAAATCCGCGGATCCGAAACCGAAATGCAGGCCGCCCAGGCGCGCGTGGCTGCATTGGCGCGCCAGATGGGCGAGGCCGGAACCCCGACCCGTCAACTCACACGCGAGTTTGAGAAAGCGAAACGCGAAGCCGCCGGCCTCAAGACGGAGAACGAGCGGCAAAGCGTGGCCCTGCAGCAGGTCCGCGATCGGCTGCGCGCTGCCGGCGTCGGCACGGCCGACCTGGTCGGGCATGAGCGCGACCTTCGTAGCGCGATCGAGCGCACCAACCGAGAACTGACCGAGCATACCGATCGCCTGACACGCGCCGACGCCCGAACGCGCCGATTTGCCGAGGCACGCGAGCGGTTCGGAAAGGTCCAGGGCATGGCCACCGGGCTCGCTGCAGGCGGCGCTGCCGGCATCGCTACCGGCATGACGCTGGCACGACCGCTCGCCGGTTCGGTCAAGGAGGCACAAGAATACGAGTCGGTCATGACCGACATCGCCCAGAAGGCGGGGCTATCGCGCGTCCAGGCCGCGGCGATGGGTAAAGAGCTGCTGTTGGCAGCGCGCGCCGCCAACCAGATGCCCACCGACATGCAGACCGGCGTCGATACGTTGATGGGTTTCGGCAAGGGCGCAGCCGATGCCGCGGCGATGATGAAGCCGATCGGCCGGGCGGCTACCGCGTACAAGGCTGAAATCGGTGACCTGTCGGCTGCGGCCTTTGCCGCCAACGACAACCTGAAGGTACCGGTGGCGCAGACCGCGCGCGTAATCGACATCATGGCGGAGGCCGGCAAGGCGGGCGCGTTCGAGGTCAAGGACATGGCCGGTGCTTTCCCCGCGCTTACCGCTGGCTACCAGGCGTTGGGCCAAACCGGTGTCGGTGCCGTAGCGGATCTAGCTGCCGCCCTGCAGATCGCACGGAAGGGCGCAGGCGACAGCGCGACGGCTGCGAATAACGTCAGCAATATCATTCAGAAGATCACCTCGCCCGCGACGATCAAAGCGTTCGACAAGATGGGCATCAACCTGCCCAACGCCCTGAAGAAGGCCTATGCGGAGGGTAAGACGCCGCTAGAGGCCATCGCTGAACTTACACGCAAGGCGACCGGCGGTGACCTCGGTAAGATCGGCTTCCTTTTCGAAGACTCCCAGGTCCAGCAAGGCCTGCGCCCGCTAATTCAGAACATGGAGGAATATCGCAAGATCCGCGCTCAGGCTGCGGGTGCCAGCGGTACAACAGACCGTGATTTCGCGGAACGAATGAGGGACTCGGCCGAGCAAACCAAACGGCTTAAAATCCAGGGCACCGCCCTCGCAATCAGCATGGGCACGATTTTGCTGCCGACCGTCAATACCATCGTGCAGAAGGCCGGCGTATTCGCTGACCGACTGGCGAACCTGACACAGCGCCACCCATTGCTTACCAAGGTGGTGCTTATGGCTGCCGCGGTGCTGACTGGCCTATTCTTTGTCCTCGGCGCTGGCGCGATCGTCCTGGCAGCGTTCATGGGGCCGATCGCCATTATCAACGCTGGCCTGGTCGCAATGGGAGTAGCAGGGGGTGTCGCCTCGGTCGGGCTGCTGCCGATCATTGGAACGGTGCTTGCTGTCGTCGCCGCCATCGCGCTGATCGCGGGCGCGGTGTACCTCATCTACACGAATTGGGCCGGCATAACCGGCTGGTTCGGTGGCTTGTGGCAGGGGCTGAAGAACATCGTCAGCGGCGCGCTTGCGTGGTTTGGAGCGCTGCCGTCGCGGTTTGCCGAGTTCGGCCGTAATATGATCATGGGGTTGGTTCGGGGTATCACGGGGGCGCTAGGCACGCTCAAGAGTACCGTCGTCGGTGCGGCGAGCGCCGCTGCCAACTGGTTCAAATCGAAGCTGGGTATCAGGTCGCCGTCACGCGTGTTCGCGGGCTTTGGCGGTTTCATGATGCAAGGGCTGGCTAACGGCATCGATCGCGATGCTAGCCGTCCGGTGCAGCGAATCAACGCGCTGTCCCGTGCCGTCACCGCCGCGATGGCCGTCACCTCCGTTTCGCCGGCATTGGCAATGCCAACAGCCACCGCCGCGTCGTTCGCGGCCAAGGCGCGTAGCGTGAAGATCATCGACACCCGCGCGCAGCCGTCCACGACGCGAGGCGCGCTGGGATCGAAGTCGCAGAGCAGTGGCGACCAGGGCGGTTCCTTTGCAGCGCCTGTATATCACGTCGCGGTCTACGCCGCGCCTGGCATGGACGAGCAGGCACTCGCCCGCGCCGTCGCTCGTGAACTCGATAGGCGCGAACGCGACGCGCAGGCACGACGGCGCTCGACCTACCGGGATGACGCCGATGGAGCAGATCAATGAGCACGATGATGAGCCTCGGTATGTTCGTGTTCTCGTTGCCGACGCTGGCCTACCAGGACCTACAGCGCGATAGCGCCTGGCGCCACGCGCGGACCGGCCGGGTGGGTGCGATCGATGCGGTGCAGTTTACTGGCCGGGAGAACGACATCATCTCGCTAAGCGGTGATGCACCTGCCGAGCTGATGGACGGTGCCGCTTCGCTCGACAGCCTGCGCCAGATGGCGAAGGACGGCGAATGCTGGAACCTGATGGACGGCAATGGCCGGGTCTATGGCGCTTTTGTCATCACCCGCATCCGCGAAGGGCAGCGTTTCTTTTTCCCCGACGGCACGCCCCGGTTGATTCAATTCGGTATCGACTTGCTTGAGGTGGAAAGCCCGCAGGCGGCGGGGGCGGTATGACGTCGGTCAACAACATTGCGGACTTTCGCGTGATGCTCGACGGCAAGGAT